AACAAAGTTTGTGCGCCATCCAGAAATGAGCCGCGAACCTGCTCCACCCCCGCACTGTTCATTGTCACGCCATCCGCAAACATTTGGGTGGAGTAGGGAGCGGCAGTCCATCCGTCCTGGTCGCTGTTGCGCTGCCAGAACTGCACCTTTGTTTCATATCCATTAACTCCAATGGAAGAGAAGGTGTCCTTGTCCAACTTGAACTGACCAAGGAAACTGAAGTTCCGCTCCAACTCCTTAATCATATTGCCGTCAGAAAAGTCATCCGCCAGGAAAGAGGATGGGACAACAAGCGCCATGATACCCATAGGCTTCATCAGCTCCGCAGCCTTTTGACAGTAATAGAGCTGAGATAAAATCTGGTTCTCATCCACCCACCAATAGAGGTTGAACGGCGGATTGCCAACCACATAATCAAACTTGATATTGGGCGAATAGCTTCTGATATCCCAATAGGTCAGGTTTGCCTTGGGATAGAGATATCTCGCCACCTTATACGCCTTGATATCCAGCTCGCACCCATACAGGTTGCTTTCCACCGGAGCAAAATTGAAAAAGCTGCCCATTCCACAGGTGAGATCCGCAATGATATCCGTGTCGCCGGGGTTGAGGCAGTCCATGATGAACTTGCACACCTTGGCGGGGGTGAAAAATTGACCGTTCTCAATCTCTTTCTTTGCGCTGGAGTATTCATAGTAGCTGTCAAAGTCAGAATACTTCAGGCCATGCAGTCCACCGTCGCCGGTATAGGCATTGTAGATATCCTCGCGTGTAATTCCAGAGGATTCCGCAAGATCATTGTCGATCAGATATAAAATCTTGTCGTTTAATTCCTGCCGGCTGGCTTGAGGAATAGACTGGTTCATAATCTGGTACTTCATATGCTCAACTCCTGGATTTTGTTATATGGATGGAGGCTTTTACGGAGACCTCCAAGAACCGTCTCTGTTATATCTACCAGAGAAATAGGAAAGAAATAAACCAGACTGCTTAACTAATTCCTACAAAGCTCTAAAAATTCCGGCTTTGTTTTTTCCTTGATTTCTTTCCACACATCCGAAAACGCAAGCTCATGCGTCCATACCGGCCTGCCCAAAAGCTGTTCGATGTACTGGTGCAGATCGGCAAAGTCGCACATAAGAACGCCGGTATATGCGGATACGACACACTTCTCCCACTTCGTCATCCAGTTATACCTCCGTCCCAAGAAACTCATCCGCAAACTGGCGGGCATACTCTTCGCTGGTGAAACGCACATCCACGCGGCCATTCTTGAAGCACTTGATACTCTTCACCTTTTCCATGAAGCACTTGCGCTCCGTCTCCGTGGTAGTCCAAGACCATCCAAGAAGGTCGTGGAAAGCGGCTGGGATATAGTCGATCTGCCCATACTCAAAGTAGGCAATGGCGCGGAGCACATATTTCATGCCATCCGCCAGCTTGATTTCATACTCGCCCTTGTGCCACTGTTCATGCCAGCTATCAAAAGAACAGGCATAGCGAGTGAAAGACAAGACTGCTTTCTTCTGTTCAAAGTCTCTCTTTCCAGTGTAGGAGTTCCACGCCTCTTTATGGCACTTTTCTTTCAGTTCATTGAGCGCTTTTTCCTGGAATGAGAAACCTCCAAGCTGGACAAAAATCTCGTCAAGCACCTGCTTATAGGAGATTTCAAGGCTCTCAATCTGCTCCGTATACTCTTTCGCATCGTCCTTGCTGGAGTAGCGCGGTTCTTTCGGGATAAGGTGTTCGATGACAACTCCATTGTCCAAATCCACATGGTAAGTCTTGCAGAAGTAGGAGACGATTTTGGCAATGAATGTGGCGTGGCTCTTCCGCAGTAAATCGTGGAGACTGGTCAGGCTTACGCCGCCCCGTCCGTCGTAGACATAATTGGTATATACCTCTCTGTCTACCGATTCCAGAATGTCATTCTGTTCTTTGATGAAGCGCTCGGCCACCTTAATCATGTCCTTGAGCGCCTTACGTCCATGGTCATAAGCGGCCTGCTGCACCTCGCAATAGTGCTTATCGCTTTTTGAAATTCTGGATTCCGCTTTTACTTCCACGGCTGAAAACTTATCGAGCAAATTCATCCGTATCACCTCCATCATTGTTATTCCCATTCTCTTCCTTGTTGTGCGCAGCAGCGGCCAGCGCCTCACGATATGCGGCATATGGATTCTTTGCAGACACAATAGCCTGCGAATAGAATGCGCCGATTCCATCGTACAGAAGCTTCAAAAGCATTAGGATAATCATAATTGTAAGCATATCGACACCTCCATTAAATTCTATGTTTTGCAAGCGGCATCACCAGCGCATGAACCCCAGAGGAAAAGTCCCAAAGGGTATCGTCGCTTCCAACCATCAGGAAGGGGAATGGCCGGCTCTTATTCCGATTGAATCCAAGATAGCAGACAGGGTGCTTTCCTGCGCACTCCAGAGCATCCCGAACCAACTGAGCATCGAACACGCCGACGATTTCCGAACCATCCAGACGAACCGCCTTGAACATGACCTCGCATCTCGGATTGTAGGCCAGCGTCCGGCTGTTCTTTCCCTCTTCCTTGTGCTTGGCAATCTGTTCTTTGATGTAGGAAAGGTCTGGTGTATCATACCGAACATCGTCCAGATCAACGGAGAAATAATCGCCGTTACCAACCTCATCCAGAAACACACGATATACGGCATCTGCTTCGTATCTCGTAGCATATGGGATTCCAGGCACATAAGCGGGGAGAAACGCTGTTACGCCGCCGTCAGTGATTGCATATCCATGTTCGCAGAATTGCTGACCACTGACCAGGAAGCTCGATCCAGAAACATGCGCGGCATTCATCGCTTTCTGTCCACGGGACAGGATTCTCTTCATTGCGGCCAACTGCTTGGCAGTACAGTGCATGGGATTGACCGGAGTGAATTCATATGCCCGCACTTTCTCTTCTGGAAGCTCGCAGTCATACTCCACATATCCCCAGGCATCTCCGCCGATTTCGGAGACATATTTTTTGTCATGAAAATTTTTGATGCTGATGACATTCTCTTTCGGGTAAGCGCCGGGAGTAATGGGGCGCTGAGTGCTATAATATCTCATGCTGTTTCCTCTCTTTCTGTTTCTGCCGTGCCATCTTCTTCGTTTTCTTCCTCGATTTCTGTTATGCCAGAGTCATCGAAAAGCCCAACCAGAACACGCGGCTTATACTTTCTATCCGCCATATTGGTTTCCACCGCCTTGATCTCGCTGTCCAGGGTTTTCATGCTTGCCAGCAGCCCAGTCGATAACACCAGACTTGCAATTTCGAGGTGGTCTTTTGCGTTCCTGCGGCGGATACGGATTTCCTGAAGCTGTTTATAGAGCTTATAGCCATCCGACGCGCTGACATTGCAGAATTCAATCTTGTGAAGAACATCCAATGTTTCCTGGTCACACTTCGACACCTCTGCACCGTAGTATCTCGGCAGCGATGCAAGCTTATCAAACGAGGACAGAGTGGCGGACAAGAACGACTTCAGCTCTTCAAACTCCTGCTGCGCCGTCTCTTCCGTGAATGAATAGCTCGTGTTGTAAATATCTGTCAGGTTGTCCGTTGACAGAATAGCAAGCGCTTCAATAGGAGGAAGCGCCAGTGCGCGGGGAGGGCAGCTCAGAAAATTTGAAGCGTTCTCTTCCGTCTTAAACTTTGTCGCTTTGCTGAGACGGCCAACCCATGTGGATGGGTGCTTGATATATTTGTTGGTCTGTTTATTGAATATGACGTAAGGCATATTTATCACCTGCTTATATCATTGATTTCCCCAGCTCATCCTAAGGATTTCGGCATCCGACATGAGATAGCCGCGATTTTTTGCGTACTTCTTCATCCAGTAGATTTGCCCATTGTACTTCACCAAGCGGCCATCGCATCCATTCCGATTATATTTGCGGCCTACCATGCCATCCGCAACTTTTTGGGCATCTTCATGGATTTTATCGGTGAAACACCTGGTATCATACTGAATGGAAACGCACAGGTTTTCCAGGCCGGAGAAATTCTCTTTGAGAAGTTCAAGAACCTTGTTGCATAGTTCCACATGCTGCGCCGCAGAACACTTCTTATTGAAGTTCAGCGTCATGTAGGAATAGTCTCTTCCAGTCAAGTCAGAAGTGCGGCATGTGGTATTGAAGTCGTTGCACCAGAAAAACAAGTCCCACTTGTCGCTGTCATATGGGACACCGCAATCAGAAAACTGGTATAGGACAAACGCATCGGCAAGCTTTTCAATTACTGGCCTCATGTAGTTAGAACGCATGACAGCGCCCTCTATGCAATACGCATTCCACTGCTCTCTGGTAGAGGAATCTGCAATGCGCTTGTTTTCCTCTTTCTGCTCCTGCGTGTATTCATAAGTCAGGCGGATGGAGAAGAGGTCATCCTCCGCATAACCACGGGCAACAAATTCATTGTCCAGTGCATTGACATAAGAGTGATCGTGATTGATAATCATTTGAATGCCTCCCTTCATTATATCTACCGCTCATCTACTAAAAATCTTAACCTTAAAATAAAAAAGACGCTGAGATTTTTCAGCGTCTTTTTGGAACTGGTCAATCATATATGAAGTTTTCTCTTCCGATGTACTCTCCAGCCTCATAGTCTTCATCACTGTAACCGGAATACCAGGTCAGCTTTCCATGTTTTGATTCAAGGTCGGCCAGGAGATTCATACAGTCTTCTTCACTGCCTCCGCCAACTGTGACATCGAACCCGTCTTCGTATTCACCGCACATTCTCCACGGTTCCAAGATATTGCTTCTGATATCAGAAATGGTATTGTTATAAATCATTCATTCCACACTCCCTCAATGCCGAACGTGAATCTGATGATGCTATCCTTGATACCGGACATAAAAACGCTATCCGCCATTGCGCACATGGCAGTGAACACCTTTAGCTCCTGTCCACGAAGAGAAGCCAGACGGCGAATCTCCATCGTGATAATGGCATTGGGATGAGAACTGGACACCGGCTCTATATCAATGTCCACGACTTCCATGCTATGGGCTTTCATCCACCGCGCCGCCATGGAAACTTTTTCGTGTCGCTGCACCTTGCTTAAATCGGCTACGCGGCCATTGAAAAACTCATTGTCGGTTAGAATCCTATCCAGCTCTTCGTCTGAAAAGAAATCCCGGACATCCACATCCGCCTCATGGGATTGCTTTACTTTTTCCTGATAATCCGCCTCCGCCTTTTCCTTGGCCTGGGCGATACGAGCGGCCATACCGCCGCAGTTGAATACATCCGACATGTCAATCACCTTGCTGTTTACCATATTGCCTCCATATTATATCAAAAACTTATTGAATCCACAACTGCTTATCTTCTGGGAGCGACGGCCTGCAAAAGTCTGGAGCGGTTTGTGTTTTCCACCTGTCCATACAGAGCGGCTCCGTTTCCAAACCGCGCCCTTAGATACAGCTCGTCAAATCCGTATTCCTTTGCCAGCTTCCGCAGAATCCGACACACCTTATTGACCTCGCTATTGTAGCGGCGAATTGCTACACTGCGGTACATGTCAAAGTAATATCGGCAGTCCTCGTTGTCCATCTCCGTGGGGTCATCCGTGGTTTCCACATAAAACTGGACACCATAATAATGCCCAGGCAGGACGGAAATCTTGTGGAAAACCAGACTTTCGTTGACATCATCATCAAGACGGGATTCAATATCCGAAACGGTTTCCTGAACCTCGATCTCGTCAACGAACATCTCTTCCTCAAGCTCTCCGCCGCACTCTTCGCACACATCGTTGTCGCTATCCTGGTATAATCCGCAGTGTTTGCAGCACTTAATCTCAGAAGTAAACTCCCTTGCAAAGAGAGGAAAGCTTTCCATTGTCATGTAGTTTGCAGTTGCCATCTGAAATACCTCCTTCTATTATATCATCCGCCGAACACGGGGAATTCTTAACCAGATAATTAAATTATCCGCAGACCGCCTTGCGGCGGTTTCGTCGTTTACGACTCATCAGTGCGGCTTACCAAACATCGCCCCAGCCAGGCTGATTGGACAGCTCATTAAATTCTTTCTCCAGCTTATCGGCCTCATCCTGTTCGCCCTCGTCCGGGTAGTCGGAAACGTCCAGATCATACACATCCACATCAACGCCAGCGTTGGAGATGACGGACTGAACCATTCCTTCATGCACCTTGATTGCGACCTGGACATCCATGTTCTTCTCATGAATTTCCCAATGCTCGAACTCGTTCTTGCAGTAGTCGCTAATGCTTGCGCTGACATCGCTGCATTCCCAGCTCTGTTCGTCGTTCTGTTCGCTTTCGGCATCAATTCCCCATTCCTTGAGCGCAGCCTGCCAGAAATTACGCATGGATTTCTGCGCTTCCTCCTTGCTCAGAAAAGCATCTGTGTCTACGCCCCAGCTATCGCCGTCCACGACATGAATCAGTAAATAAATTTTCATCTTCAGCACCTCTATTATTAAACTCATAAGAGAAGAGGAAGCCCTCAAATTTTCATGAGGGCTTCAAACTCTTTCTTTCTCTTCTGTTCTATTTCCTCCACGCGGTTAGGAAGAAAGTTCATCATCTTTGCATATTCTAAAGCTTCAGACTTGGCTTTTGATATGCTTCCGCAAACTGGTATGTACGGATAACCTTTTGCATGAGCGTACCACATACCAGACTTGGGATCTTTGCTTACAGTATACGCACGGGTCATTATCGAACACCAACCAGGCTGGTCATGCGATCCAGTAGCTTGTGACCGTCCATGATACGCCCCCAGTTGTTTTCCTGATAGCTCTTGGAGGCGCGACGGGGAGCGGAGTGGGAAACCATGTCGCTCATTGCGTTTACCACACCCCAGCCGGTGTTTAGGAACTGGGCGATATCCGGGCGCAGGTAACAAATCATAAACTCATCCTTGGCTTTCTGAACGCTGTTCTTCTTGCGGTCAGAATCGTTCTCATCCACGGGGAACATCTCGTCAAGCAGCTTGTTCAGCTCGTCATCCGTGACCTTGGTATTCGCCAGCCGGTCGGCATACTCGGCCAGCTCACCCATGTAGGAATCCGCCATCTCCAGGCACATCCGCGCCTCCTGCATCTTGTGGTCGATATCTCCAACATGCTTGGTAGACCAGCTACGGGAAGCAGTATTCAGCGCCAGGTTCAGGGTATTGTTGCACACCACGCGGATGGGGGTCATGCACACGCGGATAGCACCGGAACCATCATGGGTATTGGAGAAGCAAAGATACGGCTCCACATCATCACCCACAATCTTCTTAGCGGGCATCCGTGCCAGCAACCAGATTTTTTTGCCATTCTGAAGACTGCCAGCAGTTTCATAGCGGACATCGCCGCCAATCAGCTCGTCGGTGAAGCTGAACGCCTCCGCATTCTGCACGATCTGGTAGCGGTCAGATACGACACCCAGCACAGCGCCGTCAGAGCTACGGACATTGGCCTTGAAGTTCTCGATTTTCGCACCGCCGCACACCTGAATGCTTCTCTGCTTTACCTCCCAGTCCAGGCCAGCCAGACGGAGCGCATCAGCACTGGTGGGCGCTTCCTCAACGCAAGTCCCAAGGCCGTGCCACGGCTTCTCACGAACATAAAACATAGTCTCAACATTTGCTGCCATTTGAATTACCTCCTAAGTATTTTGGTTGTAGGTTGTAGGTGAATTTGTCTTCCTATTACATCTACCGCTTGAGCGCGGAAAAAATAAACCAACTGCTAAAATTTATTTTTCATCGCACAGAATCAAGACTTCATCCTTGCTCCAGCCATTCTCTTCGCAGACCTTCCAATCGTCCTCCGAAAAGTCCATAGTGGAGCCGACGCTGCTATGGTAGTCCATGATAGCGTAGGGGAGACCTTCATCCTCCCATTGCCAATCCAATACGCCATAGCGCTGGAGATACCACGCCTTGCTTTCTTCAATTTTCTTTCGCAGAGTAATCATCAGAACACATCCTCATCCAGCAGAATCTCCGCAATATTGATGGAATCCACACCGGTCATATCGATTTTATCAACCAGCTTTTTCATGGCCTCCTGCCTGGAATTTGCGGATACGATATAGCCACGCGACTGATTGCAAAAGCGGACAACGACGGAGAATTTCGGGATATAAACATCCTCCATGAATTCCTCTTTCGTCAGGCCGTCCACTACATCCTTGCCGCAAGCGGGGCAGGGGCAGAAGGTGTGGCCGGGGGCAACCTCTTCAGACTGCAAAATGTCGGCGGAGAACCAGCGCCCGCAGCCCTCGCAATTGGTAATGGCATTCACTTCCCACTCCTGATCGTGGCACTGCTCACACTCGATATACTCGCGGTCAGTCCCCTCATTGATGGTGTAAACAGTATCTTCATCCTCATTCATGACGCGGCCACACACAGCACAAACCTTAATCTTCATTTGAAAAACACCTCCTGTTATATCTGCCGCTATAAATGCGCAAAAATAAACCGCTTATAAAAAAAATAAGCGGTGAAATATGGGGTAGGGTTTTTGAACGGAACCCTCCAAAACCGTATCGTATCAGGCCGGCACAGCTTCCACCTCCGTCTCATTCTTTACAGCGCTGAGCCGTGCCTTTTCAGCGGCTTCAGCCGCAGCCTGACGCTGCCGGTCATACCGCTTGACGCGCTTCTCAAATTCCGCATCGGAATCCATCGGCATGTTGCAGGTTTTTCCGCCAGCCTTGCCGATAACTCCCTTGGCAGGAGCGGCGGGCATCACATCGTTTTTGAAAACCACGCCATGCACACCGGCATACTTGCCCAGGCCAGACTTCTTCAGATTGCTATTCATATTCAGTTCCTCCTTATTATTTCTGGGCATCGCCCATTGATTCACAGAATTCCTTAAAGGTTTTATTTGCGTTGTATTTCTCGATGAACGCATCATACTTGGAGATTAACTCCTGGGTATCACGACTGCCCTCCCTTAACTTGAGAATTTCATCCTCCATGGCCTTGTTAATATTGCTTCTGATGTAGTGGCCTAATGAAGATGAATCAAAATATGTTTCCCGAACGACTTTGCCATCCAGCAAAATTTCTTCAAACAGCCTAACATCGTATGTAGCGTCTGAGAAATAATGCACAAGGTAAAAAGTGATTGCATCGTCCAGGCTGGAATACTTGCGGGATTGATAGCGATCCCACGGCTCACCATGGTTGAAGATCCCCTTGCAGATGTAATCCCAATCCTTTTTGTTATTCACGAACTCGACGGTATATCTTGTTTCAATATTCACGGCGCTGTCCTGGTAGGAAACCATGAAATTTCACCTCCTATTATATCTACCGCCGAATCCAGGTGAGAATTTACTCACCCTCAGAAAAATTTTCGTTTTCAATATCTCCGCCGATGCTGAACACCTCATAGGCGGCAGACTCCAGGCGGCTGATAGAGGCCGTGGCGGTCGGCTCCCGCTCCTTGATTGCGTCCGCCTCTGCCGTCATGATGTCATTCACCAGATTGAACGCATCCACAACGTCATCATAGGAAACAATCAAAACGGAATACTTTCTTTTAATCTGCTCCAGCGTTTCCTTTTTCAAATACATGGTTACATCTCCTTATGAAAATTTTGATTGAATGTATCAGAGTATGCGGCAACGCCATTCCAGTCATCGTAGCGCACTTTTTCCTTTTGTCCGCCGCACTCAAAAATCAGGTTAGCTCTCGGCTCGCTGCCGTCTTCAAATACCCGGCGCTTTCCGCATATATACCACTTTGCAAACGGTTCACGCCTGGACACCTCGCGCAGATAATAGCGGCCATCCTCACCGCGATACACCTGCCGACCGGTTCCCGCCTCAACCTCCATAAACTTGACCGGGATAATTTTGTCCGGGTTTTTGGCCTGGTCATTGTAATAATTGTTTTGTGACACTTCCAGGCACCACATATCCATAGAGGAATAGTGCTGAAGCTTGACATTTTCTCTTATGTAGTCTTCACCCAGGCGCATATAGGTATCAAGTCCCATAAAGAGAACACCAACATGAGAATCATCATCAATGGCCGTGATTTTTACCTTGTCATCCAGACACGACGGACGCATCCCGATAAGCACATATTCTTTTTTGTCTCTGTCCGTGGGAGAAGAAAAGGAAACAATCATTGTACCATCTTCCTTTCGTACTTTTCGATCTGCCGCATGGTCAACCACTCCGGCTTTCCATCCTTGGGAAAACTATTCCAGATTGCTTTCATGTAGGCGATCTGAAGCTGCACACTTCCAGCCCACAGGTATTTCTCAACCATATTGCCAAAGCCCAGGAAATACTCGCAGTCCATCTTCATCCTGGACAACAGTTGATAGCGGAAGATTTCATCCTGATGGACAACCAGGTTGATTTCATACTGCTGCCGCTCAGAAATTGGGTTCATAACATTGCAACTGCATTTCGCAGTCTTCATATTCAACATTGCAACCACCTCCTATTATATCTGCCAGGCCAGTGACGAAAATCTTAACCTTGAAAATAAAAAAAACGGGGAGTCATCCCCGTTTTTTATTTCAATCCACAGCATACACCAGCTCTACGCCGTCACGGTCAGCGAAAAACTTTTCGGCCACCGGACAACGGCTGCACAGCGCTCGATTGCATTCACCAGGGGCGCGGCAGGCCGCACCATTCACGCCGCAAATCTCAGGGACTTCTCCCTTTGCGTGAAGAACAATGCGCTTACCGGTCAGCTTTTCAGTGACCAGGCGCTCAAGATACTGTAGGGCGGTTTTGTCATCGCTGAAAATCTGGTTCCCAATCTTCCATCCCCATCTGCTTCCATAATGCTCAGGGTCTTTCTCCACGGGGATCTCAGCGCCATTGCTTAAATGAATCATCCAGTGCTTTTCGTCCAGCACCTCTGCATTAAGATAAAGGCTATCTGAAACATACATCTCGACCATGATACAAACCTCCATATCTTTTTGGCTTCCTATTACATCTAACGCACGACAACGGCAAAAATTAACCGGGAAAATAAAAAAAACGACGCAGAAAATCTGCGTCGCATATGTATTCCTATTCAGTTTTCTTATTCGCCGGAGAGAATGGCATCCTTAAAATTTTCCACGGCTTCATCTTTCAAAATCTCAGAATAGTGGGTGCTGATAGCGATATATTCATCCGAAAGACTTTCCCTGGTAGCGGTCAGAAGATTGTGCGCCTCTTCCACGGTTCCGCCAAACTCATCCGCAGAAAAACCCTCTTCTACGAAAAAATCCACCATCGCATCCTGGGCAGACTTCAGCGCATCTTCCGCACCCGTCCCATCCGCATAGGAATTCCAGGCGGACATCTCATCCATCGCCAGATTGAACAGTTCATCATGCTTTTCAACCGCCGCTTCTGCCGCTGCTGCAATTTCTTCCGCGCTTCCAGACTCAATGATATCATACATTGTAGTCCGCTCTTTCTGTTCTGTTACAGAGCAGGCGCACAGAAAACACATCAGCATGACAGAAATAAAAAGACAGCACTTCTTCATCTTTCCGCCCTCCAATCGTGGTAGGTGATAGCACCATTCTATCACCCCCACGACGATAAATCAATCTTAAATCACACCAAGGTTTTTCAGGGCGGCTCGTCCAACGGTTTCAATATGAACATCGTGGCATCCGTATTTATCATACCAGGAACAAAGCACCTCCGTGCCGACAAACGCCCTCAAACAATCCCAGGCCAGCCGGTTTTCAAATACCTTATACCGCCCGCTTGCCTTGAGCCTGGGCGCATAGGCTTTAATCTGGTCAATATTCTTTTGAAAGACAGCTTGAACGCCGTCCAGCTCAGCTTTTAGCTTCATACTCCTGCACCTCCTGAGCATCCATTTCCCTGATGTATTCGATTTTTGCGCCACGCAGCTTCCATGCCTTGATATACTCGCGGCCACGCTGCCGGGCTTCCGTCTTATTCTTTGCGGTGCATTTCATCTCACCGCTTCCGCCGTCCGCATCGCTGATACATACGGCATAGTGCTTCACATCGTCCACAATCTCGAACGAAACGCCCTCGATAAAGAGGACGGTTCCGTGGCCTGGTAGAAAAGCGGTGCGCCTGCCTTTCCACTCAGGATGATCGCCGCGAACATCTTCAAAGGTTCCGCGATACGCTTTCGGGATTGCAAGGTATTGAGATTTTGTAATTCGCTCCATGGTTTTATCCCTCCTATTATACCTACCAGGTTAAAACAGAGATAATTTACCATCCATCAAAGATTTATGATGGAAATGGTGAGGTCAAACAGATAGGCTTTTATCTCGTTGATAAAGCCCTCTTTTGTGTCCACCACATGGAAGATAAACTCCTTTTCAATCCGCCTTTGCAGACGCTTCCACTCCCAGGTCAGCACCAGCTTATTGGGATAGTTGTCAGCGATAGATGGAGTGATGGTAAAGGTGTTTTCACCAATCGCAGGGAGAATGTCATCCGTGAACGCCTCCAGCGCCAGGAGAATTTCATCCAGAATATCTTTCCGCTTTTCAAGAATCAGCGCTTCATTCATTCCAATCATTTCAACCGCTCCAATCCATTAAATTTTGGTTTCTGTTATATCACACAGTCCAGAACGACAAAAATTAACCGGAAAAATAAAAAAGGCGGGGAATTTTTCATCCCCGCCAGGCTGTTACATGATGAATGGGCTGTTCAGCTTGTCGCGCCCCTCTTTCATCAGAGCCAGCGCCCTGGCATCGTCCACCGTGGAAGCGATTTGACAAAGCACCTTGTAATTCTTCTTGGGCTGCTGCGCCCCGCTATCCACACGATAGCCCAGACCGTTGCCGCGCATCATATCCGTTCCCTCAATCGGTTCATACACCTGCACATGAATAGAGGGCTGCTGCGCCACCGTCCGAAAGTTTTCCACCACATCATGATATCCAACCGTGACGCGGAGAATCCGCCCATCTTCCAGCTTGATATCTCGAATGGCCTGCTTTTCGCCCCAGGTGACAAAGTGCATCACATCCAGCTTAAAGCCGCCGCTCAGTTGCCCGTTCCACTTTTCGATCTGCGCCCTCGTGATTTTTGCCATGATAAAATCCTCCTATTCTTTATTCAACCGCTATCCGCTTGCAATCGCCGGAAAGAACATGCTCCAGCTTGCTTTTTACGCTGCCCAGGTTTTCCGCCTGGAGCTTTGCCATACCGCGCTCCACCTGGTTCGTGCTGCGCCGTGCTACCTGCTCATAGTAGTTGATGGTCAGCTCCAGAGCGCTCACCGTCCAGGTGATTTCCGTTTTCGTCAGCTTTTCCATTCACTACACCTCCAGGCCGCGCCGCATCTTCATGCCGTCCACAACGGCGCAGATCGCGCTCATTGCGTCCATATAGGCATCCATTTCCTCATACTTGCCATCCGCCCGGCTGCTGCTCGACCACTGCCCATACAGCATCACGGCCATATCACGGATGTTTTGCAGCTCAATGTCCGTCCGGCCATCCAGCTCCAGCACTTTCTTGACTTGCGCCGCCTCTTCCTGGTCAATCCAGCCACGCTCTTTCGGTTTGAAGTTTTCCTTTAGCTCCATGATGGAGTGAAAATCGGTTTTGGTTGTCATGGTAACATCTCCTTCTGTTATATCTTCCGCCGTTCATCAAGGGGAATTAACCATAGATGCAAATTTCTTTCGTGAAAATTAAGTACAGTCCAAACGGCAGGAGAAGAGCGACCGCCGTTGCATCCCTATCTTCCGGGGTCTTTCCAGTAGCACACACCAGGCAAATCAGGATGGAGAGAAGCACGAAAACCAGCCCATAAAGTTTCTGTTTCCGCATCAGCTTCCGCCGCTGTTCCCGTGTTTTCCGCCGCATCATCCGTGTATTTTCCATTTTCTGTTCCCTCCGTCTGTTCTACTTATTAAAAGAGATTCACACCATCAGGCATGATATAAAGGCTGCTTCCGCTATGCTCGACCTTCCAGCCCTCCAGGTGGTAGGCATCCACCATGGGCAGGTAAACGGGATTCTTCCAGCCATCCACCACCAGGCGAAAGTCCAGCCCATCCACCAGGACGGAAACGACTTGACGGGAAACGGTGCCGTCCGTGATAACCACCAGGCCACCGGACGCAATCCACGCCGCCAGCCCCATTTCCAGCGTGGGAAGCTGTTCCACACTGTTACAGCGCTGCATATCGTCATCCACCGCGCCCAGGTTGAACACACGCCCCAGGTAGTAGGCTTTCGCCTCTTCCAACGTCCCATTGAAGCCGGTTTCCAGGCTATTGCCATTTTCAAAGCCGATTCTGAAATACAACATGCTAAAGCCCTCCATTATGTTTTCCGCTGTTCTGTTCTTGAAATTAACCGGAAATTTCACTTTTTCAATCCATCCGCCCCAGCGCCGGCGCTCATCCAGCGCCAGGGCTTTCGGATTGATTAACTTATTCCTTACGCCGCCACCATACCAGAGGCCACCAGGTCAGCGCGGATCTTCTTCAGGCGCTTGCACACCGCCGCCTCAGAGATCCCAATCATGGCCGCAATTTCCTTGCTCAAGTAGCCGTCCCGGATTCCCTCAATAATCATGCGGTCTTTTTCGTCCCGTCCGTTCACGAATTCATCCAGCGCCAGCCGGGAAACGACGGCGGGTTCCGTGTTGTCCTTGCGGTTCGTCGCTACGGTTTCCAGCGCGTCCACCTGTTCGCCGTTCTTGTCGGTGATGGTGTCCACACGACCGCGCCCGCGCTTGATATCGTCGTTGTAAACCTTGCGGATAGCGTCTTTTGCGGAGCGATACACCAGAGAGGTGAGAGAGATATTGACCTTGCCAGCCGCCGCCCGCTTTGCGTTCAGCGCTTCCAGATAGTCAGCGTCCAGCCGATCCGCCAGCTTCAGCCATGCCTCATTGACAAGGCCGTCCAGTCCATGATAGGACAGCATCCAGGCCACAGTCTCGTTATACTGCAAGTAGTGATCTTCCGTGCTGTAGCCGATCTCGTTCTTTGCCGCCCGCTTGACGCAAGCCGTCAGCATGTTGATCTGCTGCTGCTCGCTCATCGCCTGCCACTGGTTCAGGATGTTGGAGTTCTTGACGTGTTCCCACGCCATTTCCAGACAGATGGAGAACACAGGGCGCAGGCCGCCGGGCTGCTTGTTCGCGTGGTAAATCTCCCACGCCTTGCTCATGACTTCATGCAGATTGTATTTCATGGTAAAAGCTCCTTTCAAATCGTCAGGCGGTTTACGCCGCTGTTTATCCTTTCTTTTGGGTTCCCACGACCGCCCGCAGGCGGTTTCGGAAAGTCCCCAGCTTTCCATCATCAGGTGGGTTACTCAATCGCGCCCCGCTTTTTCAAGTCGTAGAAGCACCAGCGGTTCACAGTCGGTTCATCCATTCCCTTGAACGCTTCCATCTCTTCATCAAACTGCGCCTTGTACCGCTCGATCTCGCCGCGCTGTTTGGCAATGCTTGCACCAAAGTAGTTGTACCCAGCGGCCAAGTCCGCCGCCATGTTCCGCATCATCGTGCCCATCATCGCCTGTTTATCCTCAAACCAGAGGTCGAACCAGTCGTTCCGCTCATTCAATCTTGCCATGCTGTTTAGCTCCTTTCTTGAAGTCCCAGGCCAGCGGGGAGAAGTCCCCGCCGCCTGGATTGCTTAACTATTTCCTTAGATGAAGTACATGCTGCCGTTGTACTCAAGCGCTACGGCCTCTTGCCCCATCTCGTGCTTCAGTTCATTGCAGAGGGTAACAACATCGTCAATGTACTTTTCAGCCGCCGCCGTGTCACAGAATGCGAAAACCATCGTTGTTTTCTCAGCCACCAGAGCGCCATTCTCAGCCACCCAATACCCACGGACAGGGGAAGCAGTAGCACCGCCGAAGCACTCAGACAGCAGGCGCGCCACGCGCTCAACCTGGGCGGAGTTGTCGATCTCCTTGTTTACATCGACCGTAGCAGGCACATAGACGGTGATCTTGCTTTTCAGGGGAATAATGTCTTTCAGTTTCATGGTGTCGATCTCCTTTCAAGATTGCTTAACTAATCCCTTTTGGGGATTCCGCCCGCCGTCCACCAGAGGGGAAGCGGCGAACCGGAGTTGATTTACTATCTCCTTAACTCTGGTACTATTATACCGCACTTTATGGGCGAAGTCAAGAAAAAACCGCTCAAAATTTATCGCTTTTCCCTTGAATAATAACCAAATCTGCAAGGCTGCATTTGTACAATATGACGAATCAGCAGCCCGCCAGATCAGCGCACACCAGCCCCAGCCAGCCACCACCGCCACGGCCTGGACAGCCCAGCACCTACCCCACCCAAGGCCAGCACCCAGCCCCAGCGCATAGCAGGCCAGCACCAGAGGACAGCAGAGGAACGCCAGCACCCAGGAGAGAGGGCAGAGGGAGACAGCAGCACCAAAGCCCAGAGACAGAACCCAGGAGAGGGAGAGAACGCAAGGCAAGAGAAGGACAGCGGCCAGCACCTGCACCCAGAGAGCCAGCACAACAACCAAGGCCAGCATGAGGACAGAGGGAGACCCAGCCGCCCCCAGCCGATGCAATCCCCCAGCCAGTCAGACAGCAGAGCCAGCGCCGCCCAGGAGATGGAAGGGAGAGGACAGAGAGACGGGAGAGAAGGGAAAGAGAGGAACGGCCAGAAAATGACAGTAAAAGAGCGCCGCCCAGCCTGCACCCCCGACAGAACCAGCGCCCAGGCGCTCCGGCCATACTGCCAGCAGTCCCAGCATACACGGACAGAGGAAAGCCCAGGAGAGCGCCAGAGAATAGGGGAATCAATTCCGCTTTTGTGGAGTATGCAGAACTGCCCTTGACCAACGCCACCCACGCTATCCCAGGGGAGGCAAGGCAAGGGGGATACTTTACATTTTGAGCGCCACCGCCACGGCGAAAAATCCGCCTTGTACCCCATTCTCCACACCTCTAAATCTTTCACCCAAACAAATCCCTTACATCACCACTTTGTTCATCGTACTATTCTTTGCCTTAAAGATTATTCGAGAACGGGTTCGACTCAATAGGTTGATCATCGCCTATTTCTTTGGAATCAAGATTTCTTTCAACATCTCCTAACGGGTGGATTTGGCAAGGAAATCTGCGTTGAACATCGTGTTATATCTTCACACTTGCCTTATAAGGAAGCAAATAATCAACTTTTTCACCAGATTTCATTGACAAAGACACCCCGCTCTGCTATAATTATAAGCAAGGAGATACCGTAACTTTTGGCCGTACAGCAACGGTAATTTCCATTAGTAAGAATATAGTTAAGTTATCTTTTATGGAGGTATCACTATGGAACAGTTCGCCGAGAATGCAATTGTTACGGTAGCGCTTCACCCTGGCCTGGAACAGTTCTTCAAGCAGCAGAAACCCCACAATTACAAGAAGAACGAACGGCAGACCGTATACCCTATCAAGAAGCATGAGGAAATCATTGCTATGGCGAATTGGCTTCTTGAGCATAAGGATCGGAAGTATGTGCTTGCCTTTACACTTGGTATCAACCTGGGACTCCGAGCCAATGAGCTTCTGTCCTTAAAGATGAACCAGGTTTTCTGCCCTGATGGATCTGTAAGGATGAATGATGATATGGAGGACACCTCTGACGGCATCGAAATCCTACAGAGCAAGACGGGAAAGTTTAGAACGGTGTTCCTTAACCAAGCTTGTAAGGATGCGTTGGAGTGGTGTTTCCCAGAGAGGGGGAGCTATTTACATTGTAATGGCTACCTGTTTCCCAGCAGAGAGGGAGGTTCTATTCAAGTCGGGACTTTTCGTAAGGTTCTGAAAGATGCGGCAAAGGCATGTGGAGTGAAACAGAATGTTGGAACCCACACTTGCCGTAAGACATGGGGCTGGCACCAGTACAAGTACAACTCTGATAAGGCGAACCTCGACATTTCGATGCTTCAGAGAGCTTTCGGACACAGTTCGCCGGAAGTCACCCTCAGATACTTGGGGATCACGGATGAGGAAGACAAGGCTCTGTATCGAAACATGTGTATTCATGTTATTTCAGACAAAGGATTTGAAGACCATGGTTTTATGAGAACATGAGTAGAGAGGTATTTTTCTATTCGACAATAGAAAAACAATACATGTATCCCCCACCCACTCTAAAAGGGAAGCACTTTTCAAAATTACTTCATCAACGGCTATTTCCACTGTTTTTTAGGGGCGTTTTGCTGAGTGGTTTTCAGCAAAGTTTACATAATTAACTCTCTGTAAGGTCTAAAAGTCAAAGGAGGACGACCCATTGGACATTAAAATCTGCGACGCAATTATGGGAGCGGGGAAGACCAGTGCTGCTATTAACTACATGAACGACTCTCAGGGGAAGTTTATCTTCATTACTCCGTATCTAAAAGAGTGCGACAGAATCATCGATAACTGCCCAATAAAGAACTTCAAGTCCCCAAAGGATAAACCGAGAAGCAAACTGCTCAACCTGCACTTCCTTTTGGAGCGAGGGTTCAACATCTCCAGTACACACGCTCTTTTCGCCAGCTATACGGAAGATACTATCCGTCTGATCAAAGAGGGACATTATACGCTCATCATGGACGAGGTATTTGAAATCGTGAAAGAGATCAATGTCTCTAAGGGCGATGTGATGGATCTCCTTGCGAATGGATACATCGAAATCGATAAGGAGACTTGCCGGGTAAAATGGCTTAACGATAACTATGTTGGCACAACTTTCCAAGACCTTATGCTGAGAGCTAAGGCCGGCACACTGCTCTACTACAACGACACATTTTTGTTCTGGATGTTTCCTCCTGAGGTGTTCCAGGCTTTTGATGAGGTAATTGTTCTGACATATCTGTTTGAAGCGCAGCTTCAGAAGTATTATTTTGATATTAACGGCTTTTCGTATCGATACATCGGCGTGGAGCAGCGTAACGGCAGCTTTTACTTTTCGGAAGCTGGGAACCAGTTTACCAAAATCCCCGGCCTGAAAGAAAAGGTACATATTTTCGACAACAAGAAGCTGAATAGCATTGGAGACGAAAAGTTCGCTTTTTCTTCCTCATGGTCTGAGAGACATTTCCGAAATCCAGTATCATGTACGAAAATGCGGGATGGGTTATACAATGTCTTGCGGCACCACTATGCTGGAAAGAGTGGGAACAGTATGTGGACTGCATTTAAGGCGCAGAAAGATAGAATCACGCCAAATGGATTCAAAAATTGCTTTGTTTCATGCAGTTGCCGAGCAACCAATGAGTATAGGGAGAAAAAGAACCTGGCTTATTGCGTGAACATTTTCTTCAACCCTTTCTTGAAACGATATTTTGAGGAACATGGGTGTGTTGTGGACGAGGATAAGTATGCGTTGAGCGAGATGATTCAGTGGATTTGGAGATCCGCAATTCGTGATGGAAATGAAATAAATATCTATATTCCGAGCAAACGTATGCGAAACCTCTTGACAAATTGGCTAAATAAGGTTAGTATATAAGAAAGGAGTTAGTTAATCTAATGTGCGAATTTTGCAGGAAGTACAATTTTGAATTGGCTACGGCCAAGGTGGATGAAACCGGCGCATCGATTTCGGTTTCAGGAGGCCATTGGCGTTTCCCAAAAGAGCTTCAGTTCAAATTTTGCCCAGTGTGTGGCAGACGACTCGATCCGTACTTTTATGATGGTATGTCCAATGAGCAGGCGGAACGGATCTTGATTTCCCACCTAATGTATCTGGCGTTTACAATGCCGATTGAGTGGATCGAGAAGAACGGAGAGAACAGCGACTTTCAAAAGGCGTATGGGATGGCGTTGGACGCTCTGCGGCAGGGAGGTGGTTAATTGGAGAGGGCAAAATGTTACGAATGCAAGTATAGAGGCAATGTTCCTGGCGACACGCATAGTTGTTGCCGCTACCCTGGGAACGATACGAATTTATTTGCAATGTTTGAGCAAACAAACCTGGTGCAAATGATTAAACTTGGCATCAAAGCTGATCGATATGGTTTTGAGAATGGTTGGTTTATGTGGCCTGTTAATTTCGATCCGATTTGGCTTTTGAACTGCAATGGGTTTACACCAAAGGATGGTGAAGAGATAAATGGCGAATAAGCTTATCTCCGGCCATATCAAGCAGGCCACGCAAGAAGCTTTTTTGCCGAGTTCGTTGAGAACTGAGTTTGGCGAAGCCATGGCCGTGGAGATCAGCAAGACGTATAGGATTGCTGATAAGACAGATGAAGCGCTTGGATGCTTACTCTATGAGCTGCGCCAGGCCGGAAGTGATGAAGACAGAAAAAGGTTGTTGAACGCAATATGGGAACGGCACTATGAAGTGGCCGCACAAAAAATCATAAAAGGAAATAGTTAATCAATCTTTATGGAGGGAATCAAAATGCTGACGATTGAAAAGCCTGACAAGAATCATCCTTGTAACGGTTGTCACTACTGGCGCTGGATCGGCCTATGCCAAGCGTGTAACTACTGCCTTTTGACCGGACACAAGCGAGGTTGCCCCGCTGGAGCTGGGTGCGATAAGAGAGTTCCCATGGATGAGGAACTCAAGAAGAAAGAGCAGATCAGACTTTTTCATTACGGATGTCTGGAGCGGGGAGCATGATTCCTTTCGGATCGATTGAGGAATGGCGTGGAGCAGTATACCAAGGTGTGGATTATGGATGGAGATTTGAAGTGTCCACATGGGGAAGACTTAGGAATGCCAAAACAGGCCATGTGTATTCTTTCGGATATGGAGACGGCGGGTATCTGCAAGCCTGTATTTCGATCAACGGGAAAAGGCTCAATGTCCATGTTCATCGCTGTGTGGCAGAGACCTATTTACCAAATGAATGCGGCTATGAGATTGTAAATCATCTTGATGGCTGCAAGCAGCACAATGATGTTTGGAACCTTGAGTGGTGTACCAGGAAAGAGAATTACTTTCATGCGGTTGATATGGAGTTGATTGATTATGATGTCCCGTACCGAATTGGGTACTTGTCCCATATCGGCGCTTATGTTGGAAGCAGTAATGGAATGTCTAAGTTGACAGAGGCGGATGTTCTATATATTCGCCAGAACTATATTCCAAAAGGCAAGGGGCAAAAGTGCAATCGGAAAGAGATTGCAGAGATGTTTGGTGTTTCGCCAAACCTTATCTCAAAAATAGTCAGCGGATCTATATGGTCGCATGTATAAAGTGGTAGGAGGTGAACGATATCGGACAATTTTTCATTAAGATGAACGGAGAGGATATTCGCATGATTTTAAGCGGCGATAAGTCGCAAATGCGTATTCCAGTCCGACAATCTTCAGAGACGGACGGAGATCCATCCCCGCCGTATAGTGTTGGAGATATTTTAGGCATAAAGGAAACCTGGGCTTATGTGGACGGCAAGTATGTTTACAGAGCAGATCCAGAAAATGAAACGAAGAAGATTTTATGGGTGCAGTCTACCAGGATTCCAGAAGAGGCGATAAGGCTATTCCTTTCTATTAGGGCTATTCGTCAAGAGCGGCTGCAAGATATTTCGGATGACGATATCAGGGAAGAGGGTATATGGCTTCCTGGTGTTATAGATCCCAGATTTGCATTTTCGGATAAGTGGGATATGTCGCTTAGTAAACCGATGAGAAATCGATACTCTTGGGATGACAACCCAATGGTTTGGGTTTTGGAGTTTGATAGAGTTTCAGATACAGAGGTGGAACATGACGGTATTTGAATTTCTTTCTTCCTCCAAAGAGAATATGGCTAATTTCGTTTGTGATCGTGCGGTTATACCTCCGTGTGATTTGGTCTGCTGCAATACTCCATGTAACGCAATTGACGGTTTTAATAAGACTGCGAGAGATATCTGCATGAACAATATACTTGAATTTTTATCGCGGGAGATTGATGCAGATGGATGATATTAGAGAAACCTCAATTGATCATGTAGCAGGGGAAAACTATGCGACTTTGTTTACCAGTGAGCGCAAATGGATCAATTATATTTACAAACTGAAAGAGTCTCATCCTGACGAAGTAGACATTCGGCATGTAAACAACGACGGGAGCCTGATCGCACATATTCCAGCGTCGTGGATGAAAGTAAAGCCGAAAAAGAAAGTGGTATTAACAGAAGAACAAATTGAAGCTTCAAAGGCGCGTCTTGAACGAGGCAGGCAGAAAAGATTAAGTATGATAGGAGATGATGCGCATGTAAGTTCAGAAAGGAGCGGTGAAGATGAGCCATAATGATAAATGCGCCATCTGCTATTGGTATGGAAAGTGTAATGAAGAAAATCCGTGTGATGATTTCACACCGATTGACGACAGTTTAGATGAGGATTTCTATTCCGATGTCGTAAGGGAAAATTACGAAGAGTATCAATTGCTTGTTGAAGAGCAACAGTTGTAATATACATGCTTTTTATATAAAAATTGTGGTGATTCTAATGTTTAACTTTAGGAAATGTTCGAGATTGGAAGAAGAACGAATCGCTCTATTGCAAGAAAAAGAAATGCTTAATGATAAAATCCATGAGCAAAATCGTCAGTTATCTGATTTGAAACACGATTATGAGTTAGCTTGTTCTGAAGTAAAGAGACTTGCAGATGAAATCAGTGCTAAGGTTGAAGATTGCCATATTGGGCCTTGGTGTGATGGGTGCGAGCACAAAATGAAAGCTGTCATGAAAAATAGAGAAATAAGATATAATGGCGGATGGGTAAATACAATTGATGAGGAAGAATCTGTTGTTTATTGTGGAAAGCACCTACACGAAATGTGTCCAGAGTTTGAAAAAGAACATGTCCCACATTGGGCAGTGTAAGCGATCATTATGATTTAGATCTATTGGTAAGGAAGTGAATTTTACATGGTAAGTAAAACGGATTTGCTGCAAAAGACCAGTGAATATATGGATTATCTTGCAGAACACAAGAAAAATGTTCAAAAAGCCTGGGACGAATTGAAAAATGCTACAATGGGCGTTCCTCTTCTTCAGCGACCTTATATTGTGGACGAAATGAATTGGAGAGTCAAATGCCATGATGACAGCAAGTTTTCAGAAGAAGAGTTCGTCCCGTATCGTCAACATTTCTATCCTGTTGATGGTGAGCAGGTTGACCAGGCAGCTTTTGATAAGGCGTGGAAGATTCATTGCGGAAGAAATGATCATCACTGGCAATACTGGGTTGATGAGGACGGCGGGTTTATTTCTTCGTACAGCGTAGACACAAAGATTTGCGCTTACCTCGAAATGATTTGCGATTGGCAGGCGATGTCGTATGTTCTTGGAGGAACGGCTGTGACTTATTATGAGGCCAACAAATCTTCAATTCAGATCGACCCTTATTGGAGAGAGTTCTTTGAAGAGGTTCTTGCTCTTCTTGGTGAGTATTTGACATCGAAACAGTGAGGCTGCGTACATGAATAGGGAACAGAAACGGGAGCAGCAGAAAAATTTAAGAAAGCTTGGGATCGACAAGCGCTCATTTGATGTGCTTGTCGGCCTACAGGCAATCAAGAAGTCAACACAGACGATTCAAAGCGGAGACAGAGTGAAATTAAATGTTGACGCAATTAGAAATGGCAAAGATTATGATCGCCTTTCTGATTTGTATAAGAAATTTGTTGCTGATCATGAAGACGATGAGTTTACGGCGATTGTTGATGACGGCGTTGGTAAATATGGCAACCTGTTTTCGTTGAAAGAAGATCCTGCCGGCTGGTTGTTTTGGAGCGGGGATTTAATTAAGGTTTGACTGTTAGGGGGAGATAGGTATAAGTCTCGATAAGCAGATTCATATTTATAGCTTTGATACCAGTGCATTTTATACAGATGAAGAAAAGCAGTTGGAAAAAACAATTAACGACCACTGTTTATGCAAGAATAGGCTAAAGGCTGAGAAAGAAATCCTATCTGAGTACCACTATAATGGCCTATCTCTCGAAAAGGCAGAGGCAAGGTACCGCAAGCTGTATAAGATACCAAAAGATTCTCCGGTTTGTATCGGAGACAAAGATAGAATTCGTCAGATTACGAAAGAGATAAAAAATCACAATAGCAGCATTAAGCCACTAAAAGATGAATTGCTTCGTCTGTTACAGTCTCACAGAGCTACAAGAAAGCTTCGGGACGAATATGTGGTAGACAAAAATGTGATTTCAGTCTTTGAGTCGATGCTGACCAGGACGCTTGGTATGCAAACTGGACAACTCTACGATGATTTCATGGTGATCCGTACATACTATTTTGATGTGATTGAAGACCTAATTCTTAACGGATATCTTTACAATGGAGAAAGATATGTGTGTTTTACTGCGTCTGCCGGCCAGATCAGGACGAAGAAGACCGTATTCATCAAAGAGAGTGTGTGGAAGAAACACCAGAAAACGCTTATGTGCGGTCTTACTGTAGATTCGATCAATGAGCATGGTGGAATCAATATCAACAAATACCTCGCATACCTCGCTTTGTGCAATAGTGCAACCGATCCTTGGGATGAATTTGATATCACGAAGTCTATCGTGGTAGACGATATGGAAACGATGGTTCATGGAGTCGTTGATTTTATCGATCATAGAACATATACTGCGGAGCGGAAAGAAATGGATATCCCGATTACCCATACAGATGGGTGCGGGATGGTTCTTCCGTCGTGCAATCAGAAGAACACTATGGTACGGCTTCCTTGGGTAAAAGGTCTTCTTGCCGTGTTCCCATATGACAAGTTCATTATGGAAGCGGATCAGAAAGAGCCTGGAGTCCGCCATGGCATAGTCAAAGATATCTATGGGAAAGAACATGATATTCTTGAAGAGGGCATACAGGTTATTTTTACGAAGAGCCAGTTCAAGATGCACAAATACTATTCAAGCTGGGAAGAGTACATTGCGATGTACCAGAAGTATGGGTGCAGCGCTGGAAAATGCAACGAGGAAGAGAATTTTTTGCCTGATGCCAAGCTGAACTACCAGATGCTTCAGACATTGACTGATATAACGCCGGATGAGATCGAGCAGCTTGCGGATCGCTCGGTCAATAAGATTTTGAAAATCGCGTCGGACAGAGAGACGATGCTTGATGTGTTTGGGGCTTCGTCCCAATATCAAAACAAGAACGCTTTTCAGGAGTGTTTAAGCATATACCCAGAGCTTCTTTCAGACCCGTACACCAAAGAGATGTTGCGGCAAATCAAAAAGAACCTGGTTAAAGAGGGCAGGGCAGCGAAGCTGGATTTATCAGCAAAGTATATGTTCCTCATCCCTGACCTGTATGCTTTTTGCCAATGGCTGTTTCTTGGAGATAAAGACCCGTCTGGCCTTTTGAAAGACGGTGAAGTGTCGAGCTACTTATATCGAGGATGCGAAAAGCTTGACTGCTTGAGGTCTCCCCATCTATACAGAGAACATGCGGTGAGAAAGAATGTCGTGACGAGGGAGACAAAGAAGTGGTTCACTCCAAATGCGTTGTATACAAGTTGTCACGATCTTATCTCTAAGATTTTGCAGTTTGATTGCGATGGAGATAAGAGCCTTGTGTGCGCTGATCCATTGATTATCCAGATTGCGGAGCGGAACATGAAAGACATTGTGCCTCTGTATTACGAGATGGCAAAAGCCGGCGCAGTCATTGTAACGCCGGAAGAAATCTTCCATGGATTGCGGGCTGCGTGGACTGGCGGAAATATCGGAGTTATCAGTAATGATATTACGAAGATTTGGAACAGTGACGATGTTGACCTTGATGCAATCAAGATCCTTTGTATGGAGAATAACTTCTGCATTGATTATGCAAAGACGCTCTATAAACCAACCAGGCCAGACCATATCAATTCGAGGCTGTCAAGAATCACTGGAATGAAAGCGCCGCATTTCTTTGTTTATGCAAAGAATAAGTCGTCACACCAGGTTCAAAAAATCAATTCGAGCGTGGTCAATCAGCTTGATAAGATTGTGCCTAACAAGAGGATGTCATTTTCGGCCAAAAATATCGGCGCATTTCATTACCAATATATGCTTAGCGAACCTAACAAAAAGGTTTCAGTATTGCAAGATGTTATTGATTTATACAATGAGGTTGAAAAGCAGTATCGGTATTCAATCAGCTTTTATGATGACAGTGCAAACTTTGCGTATGTGAGTGATAGTATCCTTAACAAGTTTGAGTCTTTAGGATATAGCATGAATGATGTTTGTGACACGCTGGTTAAATACCTTTTCCATATGAAGCAGAGCAAGAGGAAGAATGTTTTTTGGATGTGTTTCGGAGATGTGGTTCTGGAAAACTTAAAGAGGAATGTTCCTGCTGGATCAATTCAGTGTAGAAAATGCGGGGAGAGGTTTGTACCAACAAGTCCACAGCAAAAGATCTGCACAAAATGTTCTTCATATCAACCTGTTCTAAAGCGGATTGTGAGATGTATTGATTGTGGAAAAGAGTTTGAGGTAAGTAGTTCTGTCAGAAACAAGAAGCGGTGTGATAAATGCCAAAAACGAAGAGTGAGAGAATATGAGCGAGAAAAGAAGAGAAAACAGCGAAAAACTGTATGAATGTCCCCATGTTTAATTTCGATGTTTCATATACTGAAAAAGCCGTTTTTCAACGGCAAAATATGCTTTGCCATAATTGGCAAAATCGCATATTTTGTCATTCGGAATTTGCAAATCTAACCGTTGATTAACGATTGTTTCACATCCAAAATAGAAATGTCCCTTTAAGGGAAGAAAACCGTTTTTATTAAGATATTCGGTATCTCCTGTCCATCTGGCCGTGGGAATACTCACGGCCTGGGACATTTTTATGAAAAGGATTGATTTATTCTATGATTCCAGTAACAAAAGAAGAGGCAAAGTTACTCCGGGAGCTGTACCCAGAGTACAAGGTCACGCGGACAATGGTTCAGGATTCAAAACGCCACCATTACTATGCAACAGAGCATGAGGGAATGATGAGGGCGATTGCTGATACGAACTATGCAGCGGCCAACATCGTAGCGCAAATCGATAAGGAAAGGGCGCTTCGCAAGAAACGAGCAGAATTGCAGGAGCGAAAATATGGCTGATTTCGAGCGGAGAGAAAGATTCGACAATGCCATTATTGATCTAAGCGATATGACAATAACGGAATATACGGATTGCGATACGAAGTGCTATGACCTTATGAATTTACTGAAAAGATGGGATGGGGTGGTTGGAATAAACTTAACCATTGAGCGTTGCGTCCCATTACCACAGGATGGGAGGGACACAGCTTGAATCCGAAGTATAGCCAACTGGAAAATGAAGACTCATATGAATATGGCCTTAGGTTGATTGAAACCAAGATAGAGCAAAATCCACCTGATCTTGAGTGGTCAGATATTGTGGATCTTCTTGGACTCGATGTGCATTATGATAGCCTTAGAAAAGCGGCCAATGTGACCCCGTACTGTGGATATCGGGTTATGAAGTATTTCAAGGAGAAATACGCAAGCGAGTCATGCGGAGAATCGTATTTGGACGAGCTTGACCAAAAAATGTTGGAGTTCAAAAAGGAACGGCAAAGATTTTTTGACCAAAGAAATGCTCTCAACAAAGTTGTAAGAGATATGGCAAGACGTGATGAGAACCAAGAGATCCTTGAGAGAGCGATTGAGAATGGTGTTTTGCCGAAGCTTACATATACCCAGAACAATGTGCAACCTACGGAGCAGGATCTGCTTGTTAGTCTAAATGACTTGCATTTTGGAGCTTGTGTCGATAACTATTGGAACTATTACAACTCTGATGTCTGCCGTATGATGCTACAGGATTACATAGGGAAGATTGTCTCCATTGCAAATTTGCATGGGGCAGAGAATTGTTATGTATGGGCAAACGGAGATCTAATCAGTGGAAATATTCATAAATCAATTGCCGTATCAAACAGAGAAAATGTAATTGAGCAAGTTGTCGGTGTTTCTGAACTGATAGCAGAGTTCTTGTCAGAACTGAGTCCATATTTTAAGAATGTTTATTTCTCTTCAGTGGCAGGAAATCATTCTCGACTGGAAGAGAAAGACCTTGCATCCCCGCATGAACGGCTTGACGATTTGGTTGAGTGGTATCTAAAGGCGAGGCTGCAAAACTTTCAGAATGTTGTGTTTGACAACTACGAAAAAATTGACGACACCATGTATCTGGTCAATATAAGGGGCAAAACATACCTTGGTGTGCATGGAGATTATGACGGATCGCCAAGCAAGGTACAGTCTCTTCAGACCATGGCGCAGCGTCCCGTGTATGCGATTTTGTCAGGCCATCTGCACCACAACAAGATTGATAATGTGCAGGGAGTAAAAACGGTTATGGCCGGCAGCTTTCTTGGCATGGACGATTATTGTGTGGGGAAGAGGATCTATGGCTCGCAGCAGCAGTTGGTTTGCGTTTGCACATACGATGGGATTATGGCCTACTACGATGTTGACTTTGATACAAACGCATATCGTCAACAAAGGAGCGAAATCGTGGCGTGAATATCAACAAAACAGATTTAATTAACGCATTGGCAGAAAAGAAATCGTATAAGAAATATGCGATCAAGAATGCAATTGACGATATTTTTGAAGAGATTGCAGAAGCTCTCGTTCGAGGGGATAAGGTATCTATCAGAGGGTTCGGGACATTTGAGCCAAAGATGTTCCAATCTCATCCAGCCGTTCACCCTGGAACTGGAGAACGCATTATGGTGGAAAGCTATAAGAATGTCGTTTTCCGTCCAGGCGACGAGCTGATCCGCATGGTAAGAGAGGAAAAATAAATCGGGGGAACAAATCCCCCGATCAATTTGGCTGAGTAGAGAAGGTGGTATTCTTGCCTGCCTCATAAGCAGGAGACATTGGTTCGACTCCAATCTCAGCCACCAAAAAAGAAAAATAAATTTGCTAATTCCTATTGACAAATTCGTTTTCATCTGGTATAGTAATACATGTCAACAGGAGATAGTTAATCAATCTCAATCTGCTGGCGTAGCTCAGTTGGTAGAGCAGCTGATTTGTAATCAGCAGGTCGGGGGTTCAAGTCCGTCCGCCAGCTCCACAATGAATGAACCTTGATAAATCAATATCTGAATCATGCTTATTATTAACTCAGTGAATAAAGCGTGTCAGCGCTCTGAGACGCACAGTAATTTCCGTTTGGTTGAATAGGGATACCTATTCGATTGGGCGGCTATGGTATAGTGATATACCGTAGGGAGGCGGAAACCACCAACAAAAATGTGTGTTGCCAAGAGTTGTCGCTGCAAAATGCACGGAACTTTCGGGCGTAGCAATAGACGCTCCCAGTGGGAGAATAAGCCTAAGGGGTTATGGTGTGGCAACCATAATGACAGAGGTAGGCCAACAATACGCTCCGTCTTGATGCAGAAGAAATTCTGCTATAACGAAAGTCGCCGGTTAAAGTAGCCGTATGACGGGTTTGAAGATGATCTTTTCTATATCAAATATGGATTTTGTAAAAGAAAATTTCTGAAAGAACGGTGAAATTTGCGGGTAAGCATTCCCGCACAGGTTTATGTACGCAGCATGGCTTATCCTGTTGCGATACTGGGGTAAGAAGTTAGGGGTCGCTCCCCGAAGCTCAGACTTATCTTCCTGGTGGCAGAAAATTGTAAGAAGACAATGGAGGTAGGGTGAAGACCCAGTGATAGGTATGATTGAGCTATTGATTTTTTCAAGGATTTAGTTAATCTATTTTAAGGGAGAGCAGTTCTATGAAGATCAGCATCAGAGAGAAAGACATTGGTATGTTTAAGGCTATCGATGTATCATGCAAGGATGGCGTGATTGTTCTCGACTTTGACTGTGCCAATTGTGGAGTGCCTATGGTGAACAGTAGGCCGATTGTCCCAGTTCCAATGGTGTATCCGCTGAAGGATCTTAATCATCTTACATGGAGTGAGATTGAGGCAATTGGCGCTGCGGGAAAGGCTCGTGAGACCTTTGCGCTTGGTGCCACAAAGAAAGACCATATGAAGAATGGCTATGATGCTGAATGGAAAATCATTGGATTTGACCATGATGATCTGGCCGACGGAAGCGGCAAGGCACCGATTTCGTGGGATATGGTTAGGGCTTACAAAGATGAGTGGTCTATGAATGACGAGGCCACAAACGCCGGCGGCTGGGATCAGTGCAAGGCAAGAAAGCGGATGGACGGAGAGCTGTTGTCTCTTTGCTCTGATGAGCTACAGGCTATTATCAAGCCCGTTATCAAGCTGACCAGCGCTGGCAGTTGCAGTAAGGATATTATCAAGAGTATCTGTAAGCTGTGGCTGAAGAGTGAAAAGGAACTGTTTGGCCGCTGTATTTACTCTGCTCCAGGAGAGGGACACTGGTATGAGTATTATCGTCAGGAGGATGTGCCATACTTTGCACTTGATGAAAATGGAGATCGTGTGTGTCAGTGGCTCCGCTCCGCCTCTTGCAACCGTGGCACCGCTTTCTGTAGTGTGGGCACGGATGGCTCGGCCGCCAATGTCCATGCGGACTGTTCGTTGGCGTTGCTGCCCGGCTTTAGTTGCTAATCTTTTATCTAATCTGCTTCCGCCTCGAAAGGGGCGGAGCAATATGGGGCTGTAGCTCAGTTGGGAGAGCACCTGCCTTGCAAGCAGGGGGTCGTGGGTTCAACTCCCATCAGTTCCACCAGTAAACTGTGTTGGTTATGTTGACGTTTGAGTGGTTAAGCTCATTACTTTACTGCAATTCCAGTCAAAAACCTATCGGCCATGGACGAGGTTCTTCGGACGCACGGTGATAACGAGACATAGCTCAGTTGGTAGAGCGCACGACTGATAATCGTGAGGTCGGAAGTTCAATTCTTCCTGTCTCGACCAAAATTAAATATGGGGCAGTAATGGGTTCGACGGGGTTTTGAGAGTGCAAAACACGCAGGTATGATACCGCCGAAGGGTCAAAACAAAATGAAACGACGAAACTGTTGTAATGATTCATCCTGCTTTTGCTGCTTTTGCAGCAAGCCGGGTTGCCGCTTGAGATAACTTGAGCATCCAAAACAGCGAACTTGGCCTGGTAAACGCTTGAGGATAGAAGAATAGGCCATTTGGTTTCCTTGTTACCCTTACACAAACAAGGTGGTGGAGGCGATACCGTTCCGGTACGCCCTGGGTAAGATGTGCTGGCATCGTGGCACCCGCCGACAAGCAAACGCTTAAAAGCTGGCTATTGCGTAAGAATGTTTTGCTCATGTAGGAATTTCGGACGCGGGTTCGATTCCCGCCTGCTCCACCACTTATCTGGGTGTACGTCAATTGGTAGACGGCGTGATTTGGGGTCACGAGGCTGTGGGTTCGAGTCCCACCACTCAGACCAACAAAAACATTGGAGGAAATACAATGGATCGATTTGCTGTTACAACTGAAAATGGTGTAATGCATCTGTATTATCCTTCGATTGACGATGCGAAGAGGTCATGGCCTGATGCGAGGATTGAGCCTTATGAGGATGATGGCTACCTTCGACATATAGATCTCCTGATTGACGCAGCGGACGACTCTTGCATTGATTATAGAGGAAGAACGGTTTTGCGACGATTATTTCCATGGGGAGAATTGAAACTGCGACTTACAAGAATGGGCGATAGCTGGTACGACATGTGTGAATTTCAGGAACAAAACAACAACGCCCATATTGTGAATTTCATGTGGACTTTATCAGAACCAAAATTGGTATGGGAAAAGTTCTTTGGGTATGAAGTTAGATATGAGTTGCTTCAATGTGTATGTAAATCCTACGGACAAAGGCCAATAAAACCAAAAGAACTAAAGGGTATGAAGTCAGTATTCGGAGTCAAATTCATAAAGCTGAAATCTCAGGTGTTTGTGAAAGACAATGACATCTACATATATCATAACGAATACTTTTGCCCTGAGATGCCGATTGACCCAGCGGATTATGGAACCCCATTTTCATACAGAGCGAATAAGTATCTTGGTAAAAACGCATCCAAGAAATTCATCTATGATGATAATTGGGGATCGATTTTACTTCATAATGTGGCATGGTGCAAGTTCGTAAACTTTATGAAGTTGTTTGAAATAATGAAGCCAAACGATATTGCTCTCCTTATGAGAGATAAAACATATGATTTTCATAATTTCGATAAAACCAAGGGAGATACATTTCAATGGCTTGCGTTCTATGAACAGATCTGCAACGGGATTGTGGATTATATGAAGTGATTTATATAAGGCACGAACAGCAATACTTTTGTAATTCTTACTCTTCAAGAAACAAAGTGTGCCTTGGATGTTGAGACGCTAACAGCAATATTAACAGAAACAAAAAAGATGATTTGGGTTTATCTTTGTGTAAGCGCTTGTGCTTATTTTCAACAATGCGTCTCGTGGGATGATATTGGCGTGTAGCTCAATTGGTAGAGCATCCGGCTGTTAACCGGAGGGTTGCGGGTTCGAGTCCCGCCGTGCCAGCCAGACTAAAAAGCAGGATAGAGAGCTTTTATAGCGTGATCGCAGAAGGACACTCACAGCAACTTTACTACACATAATTTGGGCTTATGAATGTATTAAAGTGTCTTGGCGAACTGCTATTTTTGGAACTATCCATATATTGCGGGGTAGAGAAGCGGCTATCTCGTCAGCCTCATGAGCTGAAGATCACAGGTTCGAGTCCTGTCCCCGCAACCATGCCCGCCCAACGAATAGAGCAGAGACTATAAACTGAATTGGGAATTGAAACCTTTGCATCTGGCAGCAATGAAGTTCAGCAGGTTTTTGATGAAACCGCCGCATTTGGATAGCGAATATCTGAAGGTATGGCCGATACCTTGAATCGGTCAGTATGCTCGATTAGCTCAGCAGGGAGAGCGCGTCCCTTACAAGGATGAGGTCGGCGGTTCGATCCCGTCATCGAGCACCACATGTAGGTATAGTGTTAGCGGTAGCATATCGGTCTTCCAAACCGAGGGGGCGGGTTCAAATCCCGCTATCTACTCCATTAGGCGCACTTGTGACTATCTACTTGACAGGTTGTTGCCAAAGATGCTTTGATCGCGGGCATCTATAAAAATAATAGTCGAGCCTTTGGGGAGTTGGTGAATCCCTCGGTAGCCCACAGCCCGTTAGTGATGTAGAGCCAAGTGGGATATACCCTGGCATTTCTATTGGACGCTTTAGAAGTGGCTGCGGGCGACGGCCTAACGCTATGCCAGGTTTATATGCGGGTATGGCGGAATTGGCAGACGCGCCAGACTTAGGATCTGGTGGGCTATCCTGTGCAGGTTCGACCCCTGTTACCCGTACCATAAAGAGCACATACAGCAATTTTATATATGGAATCAACTTTTAACTGATCAAACCAAACAAGGTGCTCTGTGAAAATTAGCTGGCGTGGTGGAATGGCAGACGCGGCGGATTCAAAATCCGCTGGTAGCGATACCGTGTGGGTTCAAATCCCACCGCCAGCACCAACTATGATACCGTAGCCAAGTGGTAAGGCACTGGGCTGCAACCCCAGGATCATAGGTTCGAGTCCTATCGGTATCTCCATATGCGCCAGTAGCTCAATTGGATAGAGCATAGGACTTCTAATCCTAAGGCTGGGGGTTCGATTCCTCTCTGGCGTACCATCCGTATGGTAGTAAAAGTACGATCAATAAAATAACTACGCTCGTTTGTTCCTGCCATAAAGGACTGGATGGTATGGCCTGGTCAGCGAGAGATCCTGTTTGGAGAATCGGGAGTGCAGGTGCGGTAAAAATAAAACCCCGCCTTTCGGCGGGGCAAGCGGATCAAAGTTTAATGCCAAGTTTTTCAGCCATTTCTTCTGGAGTCATGTTGGCAGAAGCTTCTTCGATAATCTTTTTCATCTTAGCGGGGCGAAGAAGTTCTTGCTTCTTTGCTTCAAGAGCTGCAATCTTTGCGTCGATTTCTGCAATTTTGTCTTCCACAGTGCGACGAGTGCGTTTTGCTTTTTCTTCAGCCATAATACATTGCCTCCAATCGATTTGGTTATTACATTTATACCATACTTTGATACAGAATGCAACATACGATAAGAAAATATTGGGGTATCGCCAAGTGGTAAGGCACGGGACTTTGACTCCCGCATTCGCTGGTTCGAGTCCAGCTACCCCAGCCAACTATCATAAGACGCTGGTTCTGTTTTGTGTAAAATAGATGTCACACCAAGTTAAAACTATAAATGCTCCCATCCTCTAATCGGAATAGGAGGCTGGCCTCTCAAGCCGGTAATACGGGTTCGAGTCCCGTTGGGAGTACCAAATGGTGCCGTGGACGAATTGGTAGAGTTGCCGGCCTTTCAAGCCGGAGTTTGCGGGTTCAATCCCCGCCGGCATCACCATGAAGAAAGGGAGATATTTGTGCCAAGAAAATCTTTGACAGAAAATGTAGGAAGTAAACAGAGAATAGTACGAAAAATTCCGTCCTCAGAAAACGGATTGGGCGTACATTGTACGACAAAATGCGGACAAGAATTTCAGATTAGCCAGAACAACGAAAAGAGAAAACATACGCTATGGAAAATTGTTCCTGGTGGATTTGAGAAGATTGCCACAGGGGATTCACCGTATGATCTATATGATAAAATTCCTTGGGACAAGTAATGAATGCCGTTATGGTGGAATGGCAGACACGCCAGCTTGAGGGGCTGGTGGAGTAATCTCGTATGGGTTCAAGTCCCATTGACGGCACCAGTATGGCTCCATAGTTCAGAAGAGTAGAACGCCGGCCTGTCACGCCGGAGGTCACGGGTTCAAGTCCCGTTGGAGTCGCCAATATAGGGGTTTGGTGCAATGGTAGCATGACGGTCTCCAAAACCGTTGATGAGGGTTCGAGTCCTTCAGCCCCTGCCAATAAAGACACATACAGCAATATCATATATTTTAAGTATTCTTTCAAACCATCTCCTTTCTTTCTACCTCCCTTTCTCTATTGTGTCTTGTTATGGCTTTCCATGCCGGTATAGCTCAATTGGCAGAGCAGCGGATTTATACCACGTAGCGCCAGATAAGCGGCAGGTTGCAGGTTCGACTCCTACTACCGGCACCATGCGCCACGGTTAATGGCTAAAATTCTACCGGCAAATAAACAATAGAAGCCCCGCATAATGAAAGCGATTTAATAGGGTGTTCGGCGCTAACACATAGGGGAGCGCCAGAGTCGGAGAGCTGGGGCGGTCTGTAAAACCGTTGCTTTCGAGCTGAGTGGGTTCGACTCCCACCTCCCCTACCAATTGAGATTATGGAGGATTAGGTATAGAAAGATATTGTGTGAATTGTGGGTGTAAAATTTGCAGAGAAAACACATCTGGATATTGTATCGATTGTCTTAGAGCCAAAAGAAAAAGAGAAAAGATAGAAAGATGGCTTAAAATAGGAGATGCAAATATAGGTGTATCAACAACATTAAGAGGGTGTATCAGACAATATATTCTGGACGATCAGAATGGTAGATGTGCTATATGTGGTATAGATAATTTTTGGAATGGAGAGCGTTTGAATTTTACTTTAGACCATATAGACGGGGACGCATCAAATAATTTTAGAAATAATTTGAGACTGATTTGCCCTAATTGCGATAGTCAGCTTCCTACATATAAATCCAGAAATAAGAATTCTGCGAGGGTGTATCGTAGAGCTTCTTAACATACGGCGGAATACCGAAGTGGTCATAACGGCGCAGTCTTGAAAACTGATGTGAGCTAACTACTCCCGTGGGTTCGAGTCCTACTTCCGCCGCCATACTCCATATACCATGTTGTATATTGGAGCCAGGGAAATCGTATGGTGATTTCCCTCTTATATGGAACGATAGCTTACGAGGTCTGAGCGGCGGTCTGAAAAACCGCAGGATGATGGATCGTTACCATCTCGTTCCACCATAATAAAAAAGACATGAACAGCAATTTTATCTATGGCTACATAAAAGCACATTGCCGTGTGCGCATGTCTTGTGCCTAAAGGGAGTCACCAACTGGCGTTAAATAAGTGGGGCAACCGTGCAAACCGGGTAAACTTAATATGCGCTCATAACTCAGTTGGTAGAGTAGCTGCCTTTTAAGCAGCGAGTCGTGGGTTCGAGTCCCGCTGAGCGCACCATTCTACGACACACTTTTTGTGTGTCGCTTTTTTATTATTGCCGAAAGGAGGAAATGGAGTGGCAAATGATTTGAAAAAGGGAGCCGCAGCAAAAACGCAGCGCCCTGAACGAATGAATTTGGAGAACGACGACAAATACCCGTATCATTGCAGCGCATGTGGTAAGGGATATATGCGACAGAAGGATAATTTTAATGTCACCCCGTCTCCTTATTATGCAGGTAATGGCGGTTATCTTACGATTTGCAGAAGGTGCCTGGATAAATCCTTTGAATACTATCGTGATGAGGTGTTTGACGGAGACCAGGATAAAGCGATGGAGCTTTTGTGCGCGACGATTAACACCTGCTTTGATGAAGGAGCATGGGCAAATGCCAAAAAGCACCCGTCTCCAAACAGAAGTAAGGTAAGCCAATATTTTTCCAAGTTGAATTTGGCGCAGACAAAGGGAGCGTCTTATGCAGATACAATTCTTTACCGCAGAGCAAATAAAGTCGAAAACGCAGAGACAATTCAAGCGGTAAAAGATAATCCCAAAATTATGACTCCGATTGAGACCATCCAATTGTTCGGTCTTGGATTCAGCGACCAGGATTATGAAACGCTACAATATGAGTACGATGATTGGGTAAAGAAATACGGTGAACCTGAGGATAAGCGCCAGGACGAGCTTTATAAGAGCCTTTGCTATTTGAAATTGCAGTTGCAGAAGTCCGTGCAGAACGGAGATTCTGGAATTGGCGCATTGGCGAAGACATACAAGGAATATATCAATGCGGCGACGACTGAGCTGGAGGATCGCCGGCAGAAGAAGGAAGAGTCCGTCCAGTTGAATCCTCTTGGCCTATGGGCAAGGGATATTGAAAAGTATACCCCGGCGGAATTCTACAAGGACAAAAAGTTGTTTAAGGACTTTGATGATATAGGAAGTTATTGTTCTCGCTTTATTTTTAGACCTCTGAAAAACCTCCTAACCGGATCAAAAGAGCTTGATAAGGAATACAAGCTTTCCCAGGAGGAATGATGTGATGAACTATGATGTTTTAATGGATGAGCGGCAAAAGCATTTGCACGAACATTTCCCGTCTACGCACTATTTGCACAAAGTAGAAAATGTTCAGCGTGTACTTTTGTGGCTCACTTTTTATAGGAGAAACCCATCGAGGTTTGTAGAGCACTACTTTGGGATTGTTCTTCATCTATATCAGCATATCATTCTTTATCTGATGGAGTATTTTCCAAGCTTCTGCATTGTAGCAGCCCGTTCCGCAGCAAAGTCTTTCCTTATTGCCGTGTTCGCCTGTAAAGAGGCAATCCTACGGCCTGGGGCAAGGATCGTTGTGGCATCGGCTACCAAGAAACAGGCGAGACTCATCGTGTCAGAAAAGATAAAAAAGGAGCTTTTGCCAAAGTCGCCGCTGCTTGAAGCGGAGATAGACAGTTTTAAGGACAACCAGAATGAGATTGAGGTTATTTTTAAGAACGGAAGTTCTATTGTAGTTGTTGCCGCTAATGAGAACGCTCGTGGTTATCGTGCGACCGTTATGATATACGAAGAGTTCCGTATGATTGCGAAGAATATCATTGACAGTGTCCTTTCTCCGTTCCTATTTGTTCGGCAAGCAGACTATTTGAAGCAAGAAGAGTATGCCGGGATGCAGGAAGAGCCTAAGGAAGTGTATATCAGCTCCGCATGGTATCAGAACCACTGGATGTGGAATCTGATTCAGACATTTACAAAGGATATGCTGTCTGGTGGTACATCGTGTGTTATTGCGATGGACTACAGCATTGCTTTGAAACACAACATTAAAACCAGGAACTTCCTAATTAAAGAGCGAAAGAAACTCGATCCGATGTCCTGGGCGATTGAGTACGAGAACCAGATGATTGCGGAAAATGCCAGGTCTTTCTTTAACTATGATCAGTTGAACCGAAACAGAAGACTAAAGCGGGCGTTTTATCCGCGCAGAAATGATGAAGCTCTTTTGAAGCAAAAGAACAAATACGATATTCCAAAACAGGTGGGGGAAATCAGAGTATTGTCTTGTGATATTGCAATGGAGGGCGGAAACGATACGGATAACTCTATCTTCTCCTGCATCAGACTTTTGCCAGAAAGCCAGGAGCATAAGGTGATGGACACAGCCGGCGAGCATATTACGGTTAAAAGAGGATATCGCCGTCAGGTTGTCTATATGGAGTCTGTTCATGGAGGGGAGACCACTAAGCAGGCTATCCGCATCAAACAATTGTATACGGATTTTAACGCCGACTATTGCGTTCTCGACGGACGTAACGCCGGTATTTCCGTTTATGACATGCTCGCAAAGGTTTTGTTTGATGAAGAGAGAAACATTGAATACAAACCATGGAAATGTATGAACGACGAAAAGGTTGCGAACAGAATTCAGATTGCCGGCGCTGAAGAGAATGTATATGTCATTAAGGCACAACTCGAAACGAACAGCAATATTGCTGAGTCCATGCGTAATGCTCTGAATTCTGGGATGATCGACTTGCTGATCAGCAATACTGAGGCGGTTGATGAGATTTCTAATTTTATCCCAGAATATGCGACTGCTGATGTTGAAGCGCAGCTATTCTTTGAAAGACCCTATATAGAAACGGTTGCTTTAATCAACGAGATGATCAATCTTGAATATGAGCGAGGCGATCAGACTGGGTTGATCAAAATTATGAACAACAATGACCGTAAGGACAGATACACCTCTGTTTCTTACGGTAATTATTTTGCCCAAATGCTTGAACATGATTTGTTGTCCGATACGGCGGAGTACGAATATGTTCCACTATTTAACTGAAGGAGGTGATGAAGTTGCAGAGTGAAAAGAAATGGTATCAGTTCTGGAAACGAGACCGTGTGTACGAGGAAAATGCTGTCGTTAAGGCTGAAGATCATACCCACGAGTTCAATACAAGCATTGGAAGCGCATATATCAATATGCTTTGCGGGTCAAGCGAATCTCCATATACCATTCAGGAGATCCGTGCTTTTACGAAAAACCCAATGAACCATATTACGGAGCTACGCAGAATGGCAAAGTGGGCTTACCGAACGAATGGCGTTGTGTCTGGTGCAATCGACTATATGAAGTCAATGCACACATTAGATGGTGTTATTGTTTCTAAGTCACGCCGGCCAGATGGCAGAAAGCCAAGAAATTATCGTTCCAATAAAGCAAAAATGGAAGGTACACTAAGCACCATTCGATACAAGCAAATTATCCGCGATGGTATTTTCAAGAATGCCAATGATGGTATGTATGTCGCTTACTTTGAAACTGCTGCGACCACACCAGACTATAGAATGGCGCTGACTGATTATGAAATCCAGAATATAACGGAAATCAATGCGCTTGGAATCAATGCAATGGTAATCCCTCTTCCTGTTGAATATGTGCGGATCATTGGAAGAAAGAACAACAGTTATGTTGTCGCATTTGATTTGAAGTATTTTGATTATTTCACGGAGGATGCAAGGAAGAAAAAGCTTGCCGGCTTTCCAAAAGAGATCCAGGATGGATGGCTGAAAAAGATGAATGGGGAGCTGAACGCAGATTGGCTTGTTCTTGATAATACAAAGACAATTGTAACGAAAATCAAGAGCGAGATTTCTGAACCATACGGAATCCCATTTTCTATTGCGGCTCTCGACGATATTAGCTACGCTCAATATTTTATTGATACAAAGCGAAATGTTCTGGACTCTGTAAACAACCAAATTGTGTATGAGACATTCCCTGAGGGCAAAGATAAGGGGACATCTGCTCTGAGCGAAAAACAGCAGAGACAGCAGCATGATTTGGTCAAGAACGCACTTTCCAGCAAGAGCAGAAACGGCAGCAGTACATCATTTTTCTCTCTTGCGAGTGGGACAAAGCTTGACAAGATTTCGTTGGATGTTTCTTTGCTTGATGAAAAGAACGAAAATTCGATTGTAGATTCTGTAAACAAGGATATCAGTGTGAGCGCCAGCGCTCTTGACGGCAGCAGCACTGGAAACTATTCTACAGCGACATTGAATTTAGAGCTTGTCGCAGCAAATGTGTATTCCTGGATTGAGGATATTGTGGACGAGCTGAATAAGTGCATCAATAAAAATATCATTAAAGATCCAAGTTGCAGAGTCGAGTTTTATATCCTGCCAATTACGATGGTAAATCGTGATCAGATGGTAGGGTATATGTCTGATCTCTATGCAAGAGGAAAGGGAAGCCTATACGCATGGATTGCGTCTACTGGAATTAACCCGGACAACTATGTTGCGTTGATGGACTATGAGCTGGATGAAGACTTTGAGAATAAGTACCCAGTGCATAGGACTTCTTTCACCGTGACCGGTAAAGATGATCCTGAATTTGAGGATCACAACAAAGGCGGCAGACCACCAACTAATAGCGAAGATCCTGCTGCCGTGCAGCAAAAGACAAACGGTGGTAACAATATGCCGAAACCGTCAACGGGGTAAGGGGGTGAGAAAATGAATAGATGTATTCCGACTGGTAGAATTTTTGAACTCTCTAATGAACGCCAGATCACGGGAAGAAGAAAAATCAAGGTAGTTCTTCACGAGATTTTCTCTAACCATGATGAGTGGCAGGAGAACGGTATTTCCTGGGATGAGACCTATACACAGCAGACGATTGACTCCGTTTCTAATATGTCTTTGTGTGTTGAATTTATCAGCGAAGACAGGACGCTACCATATGGGCATGGGCTAACTGAGATTGCCGATATGCCTTATATGGAAGATGCGACTGTCGTTGGACACTTCGAGCGCGGTTATATTGACGATATCGAAATTGACGGTGTTACAAAAAGGGTTTTGGTTGCAGATGGATATGTTGATGAAATGAGATACCCTAAGTTTGTAGCATGGTTGAAAGATCGGCTTGAACATGGAACGGTCAAAGGTTCTGTGGAAATTGTAGGTAGACCAGAAAATGAAAATCGTATTATTTACGATGGCGGTTACAAAGAGAAAGGAAGAATCCCGCAAATCTATGATTATAGCGGGTATGCCATTCTTGGTATCAGACCGGCAGATGATACGGCAATCGTCATGGAGTTAAATAATAAATCACAAGAACATAAGGAGGAAACAGGTATGGATGAGAAGATGATGAGCCAGGCAGTTGAGCTTATCAAGTCTTCTGTAACTCAGACCATTAACGAGTTGAATAATAAGAGTGGCGAGTATGAGAAGAAGATTGCTGAGCTGAACGATGTGGTGGCCGCAAAAGACGCTGAGATTGCAGAGCTGAACGAGAAGTTGAACACTGCCAATGCGTCTGTTGCTGAGAAAGACCAGGCTATTGAGAACCAGACCAATGAACTGAATAGTCTGAAAGAAGCCAATGCCGCGCTGGAGAAAGAAAAGAAGATTGCTGAGCTGAATTCTGCTCTGGCGGAGTTTAGCCAGGAAGAGCAGGATCTTGCCAAGGCTGAGATCGAGGCATTTAAGGCCGATCCTATGTCAGTTGAGATTAACAGCATCACAAGCAAGATTTGCGTGGAGATGGTTCGTAAGAACAAGGAGACACGCGCAGTCGAATTGAACAACTCTGCTCCCGACATTTTCGGCGGTGTGAACTCCCCTGAAGATGACGGCGATGTAGACATTTTTGGCTAATTAAGGAGGGTTAAAGGAATGAAATACAAGACTATTGGTGCATTTAAGAATGTGCAGAATATCCCATATTGCAAGGCAACTGAGGATATGAAAGTAGGTATGGGCGTTGTGCTTGACCGCGCCGCAAAGACCGCATCTTTGGCAGAGGATGATACCGCTGTAAAGGCTATTGTTCACATTGTCACCAACATCAATGATAAGCCTGAGCTTCACAACAGCCCTGAGACTTATGTGGTGAACGCTGGCGAGTATGTACGCGCTGACGATCTTAGAACTGTGAACGGGCTTGAGATTGAGTTCGCTGCGTTTGAGATTGACGGTGGGACTGATGGCCTGGCCGCTGGCGATGCTTTGGTATTTACCACATCTGGCCTGGTGAAGAAGGTTGCTGACGCAACTGGCTATGCAGTTTCCTTTAAGGTAATTGCTAAGACCGCATATATGGATGATGGCATTCTTGCTGAAATCGTTGCTCAGTAAGAATTTTTTGTTTCTAAAAGGAGGATAGAAGATAATGGATAAGATTTTTGAGCTTAACACAGTCAACAATGTGAAAGACTCTGTTGTTGGTTCCAAGGTAAAGGCCACTTCTCCAATCGTAGAGGTGTTCTCTGCTCTGGCACAGGGTAAAAACCCCGCTGTTGACGGTAAGGTAGTAGATAAGGCTGTTGCCTATATCAAGGAGTTGGCTGGCCGCGCAATCGACGGCGATCATCAGGCAGTATCTGAGCTGAACGCAATTCAGCGTTTTACCATTGAGCCTAAGCTGATCGAGGCTATCAAGATTTTTAACTTCATGGGTACATACAGATCCCTTCCTTACGACACCGTGCCTATGATGAAGACCTATAAGTATGAGAGCATTGATTCTCGCTTCCAGGCTTCAAGCGGCGATGTGCCTTTCGCTACCCACAGCTTCCGTGAGTACCCAATTGCAACACAGACCATTTCTGCCGGTTATGCGGTGGACTATCGTGAGTTGCAGAGCGGAAACTTTGACGGAACTGTTGCTGAGGGTATGGCTCAAGTACAGACTGACATGCAGAATAAGGCTGTGTACTATGTTATCGCAAAGCTTTATGATGCGCTGAAGAACGCAAAAGGCGTAAAGCACTTCGCTGAGAGTTCTGGTATTACCCAGACTGCCGTTGACGATATGCTGAAGGTAATGCGTCGGTACGGCAAGACCAATATCTGCGGCGATTACGCTGTAGTTTCTCAGTTGAATGATTTCGCTGGTTATAAGACTTTCGGTGCTTCCACCATTCCGTTTGGCGCTGATGCGGTTGCCGAAGAGATTCGTAAGACCGGTTTGCTCAGCTTCTACAACGGTTCTAATGTGGTGGAGCTGCCAAACGCTCTTGACTACACCCGTTTGAATGAGGACAAGACTTCCTATGAGCTTTATATGCCTCAAGGTTTGCTGTTCTTCATTCCTCAGGGCAACATCGCACCTCTCCAGATCTTCCGTCGTGGCGGACTGACCACTATGACTGGTGACGATATCGTAACCCGTCAGCACCTGACCCGTTTCGACATGGAGATTGGTGCCGGCGTAGCAGAGGGCATGGAGGATCAGATTGGTCTTCTGTCTGATACCAATTTCGAGGTTCCTACTCTTTAATAGGAATTAGTTAAGTTATCTAAAAGGGGAGGGAAATACTCTCCCCTTAATCTTTTTATAAGGAGCGAAAGAAAATATGGAATTAACAGATAAGGTTGCAATCAACAATCTGTGTAGCTGGGCGCTTTATTTTAAGCGTGAAAATGGAGTGGGTGATATCCGCATCCCCGCAAATGCAAAGAATTTTTCCCAGTTGGATGTAGCTGAGGTTCAGATGCAGATTCAGCGCGGCAATCCTCTGTTTGTAGGGGATGGCAGATCCAATCAGGGGGATCACGCTCGTTTGTTTATCGTGGACGATAAGCAGCGTAAGGAGCTTCTTGGATATGGAGAAGAGTCTGCCCAGGATGCGGTTGTTCTCAACGAGGAATCTGTAAAGGATCTTCTGGCTATCCGTGGGAAAGACGCATTTCATGCAAAGCTGAATGAGCTTGTAACCACGCCGGCAGAAAAGAAGATGATTGTCCAGATTGCAAAGGAGTGCGGCGGAGACGATGTAGCCGCATGGAAGATGGCTGCAATTAACGAGCTTGCCGACACAAACACCATTTAAGTAAGGAGGATGAGGTATGGATCAGCCTACTACTTTTACGGATATTGAAACAAGTTTTCACTCCATGCCTCTAACGAAATATAGGATCGATCCTGGCCTGGAGAAACAGTGGTTAGAAACTGCGATTGCAGATTACGAACTCGATCTAAGCACTGTGCTTGAATACGACAGTGAAAGCGGGTCGTTTGCAAATAAGCTTGATCGCCCTACAGTTCGCATTCTTGCTTTGATGATGTATGTCAGTTACCTTCAAAGAGAACTTAGCCGCGTTATGGCTCTCAACGGTATTTATGCCAAAGATATTCAGGTTACTGGAGCAGACGGAACAAAGCGGGTGACGAAGCAAGAGCTTGATAGTGAGCTTAGCAGAGTGAACACAATGCTTCATAAACTCAAAAATAACTGCTTTGATTAAGGAGGGGTTGCAATGCCAGAATCATGGTATTTAATGTCCCAACCTTTGTTTAACAGCGGTTTTGAGGGCGATGAATTCTCTGCATTTGCACAAGGGGGATTTGAAGAAATTTTGGATTCTCCCCTTGCGGATGAAATAGAGATTTATGAGAAAACTCTGTCTGCTACTCCGGTTTCTGCACGTGCGATTATACAAGGTGTGACAGCGGACAATTATAACAATAGTGTGCTGCGTCAATTTCTTTGTAAGATTGGGACACTTCGGAGCGGACAGTATATCAAGGCAAGAGGCCAAATGTGGCTTGTTTATTCGCTCCCTGATAACAATAAGATGTACGAAAAAGCGATTGCTTGGCAGTGCAAATATTCAATCAAGTTTGTTTCACCGACCAGCGGAGAAATTGTTGAGTACCCTGTTTATGACATCAATAGTACGCAGTATGGCTCTGGTGAAACATCTGAAGACCATTTGACGCTTGGCACATCGCAGCACTTAATTTACATCCCATATAACGAAGAGACGATCAAGCTTGACAGTGGGTTTAGGTTCCTCATTGATAAAAACCGTGATAACCCAACTGCATATCGTCTGGCGCAAGTTGACCCTGGCGGATATTCCTGTGGGAAAGATGACGGCCTGATTCAATGGACAATTGTTGAAAGCCAATTTGACGAGAAGACGGATAGCAAAGAATTGATGGTGGCTGACTATTTTGGCAAATCGGAGTTGTCTAAGCCAGAACAACCGTCAGAGATTGGTTATTCAATTCGCGTTAATCCAGATGGTGGAGACGCATCTATCATATTTGGAGAAACACTAAAATCTTCCGTTATTATTTGCAAAGACGGTGTAGCTCAGAGCGGATTGCCATTTGATGTAACAATCACCGATGGCGCAGAGTTTGGAACAATTCAGTCTGTTGATCAAAATGGCTTTGTGCTGTATGCGCTGAACAATCGTGATTTTATTGGACAAGAGATTACAGTTGAAATCACAAGCTCTGAATGCGAAGCATCGAGCAAAACAGTATTTACGGTTAGGGGGTGGTATTGATGTATTTTGAACAAGTCCCTGAATACAGAGATACCATCATGGAGAGCATTTGTAAGTGCGATGCCATAATTGATTTGATTCGGCCAACTGAAGCCCCAGAGATGAGTGCAAAGGAAATGGCCTACAAATATATTTTCCCTTATGATTTCATTGTGGGGAAGACATCTGAAGTTGGAACTTATATTTGCTTTGATGTTATCGCCCCAAGAATTATCAATCGCTCATTCTCAGATTTCAATATCTACATTTGGATTATTGCCCATGAAAGGACTATGAGAACCCCGAAAGGGCTTGTGACAGACCTACTGACAACTGAGGTTGACAAGCTGATTAACGGGAGCAATGGGTTCGGCCTTGGTCGTGTGGAGCTTAAATCGTGGGATAGATTTACGCCGGCTGAGGATTTTCATGGGAGAACACTTGTGTATCGCACAGTGGATTTCAATAGGAAATAACATTGGAATCAAGAGATCTTGATCTGAGATTGTGCGCAAAAGATCCTATTTTTGTTGATGGAGTCCCTATCTATCCGATTTCAATTAAGGAAATATCTCGTATTGGGTATACAAAATACAATACGGACATTCGTTTTCTATCCTTGAACGAAAGTGATATTGGCGCATTGCTTGGCAGAGATATCTCTGGAGTTGGGTCATTCAATTATCTGGTCGGGAATGCGATTCATGATAAAGAAACTATGCAAATGATGTTGTTTTGGTTTTCCAAAATTACGCATAGCAATGTCTCTTTCTCAGGAAAGAGGCTTTCTTTTGTTGGCGATGGATTTGAGATCACGAAAGATAATTTTGATGAAATCCAATCTATCGTCAGGCTTAGAAATGGGCTACAAGGAATAGAGGAAGAGGAAGAAAATCCAGATAACGAGGCTGCTCGTAGGGTCTTGCAACGGAGAAAAGAAGAGCGATTGAAAAGGCGAAAAGCAAAGAGCGGCGGAGAGGAATCTTCTTTGACACTTGCTGATTTGGTTAGCATATTGGCAAGTGGCATGGGAATGACAATGGACGAGATCATGGAGTACGACTTATATCAGTTTAACGACCAATTCAATCGTCTAAAAATCATGGAAGATTACGAAGTAAATGTTCAAGCGCTTTTACATGGCGCTAAAAAAGAAGATGTAAAACTCACGCACTGGATTACGAAGATCAAGCGCGAAGAAGAGTAGTTTGGAACAGTCTGGGAAACCGGGCTGTTTATTTTTTTATAAGGAGGTATTGTAAATGTCTAACGCAAAATTTGGCGCAAAAGAAGTCATGGACGTTGTGCTCTATGATATGGAGACAAACAAGCCTGTTATCCAGTTTGACAGCTTGAAGACTTCTTCAATTAGCGTAACTTCTGAGAAAGTATACGCAAGAGGCGGTAAGGGCAACCCCAAGCTGATTACATGGGAAATCAATAAAGAGGCCACTCTGACCATTGAGGACGCTCTGATTTCTCCGAAGTCCCTGGAACTTATCTCTGGCATTGCTCGTAAGGTTGGTGTACAGACCATTCGTATGAGACAGACTACAGAGTATGATGAGAACGGCGTAAATAAGGGCAGCATGTATCCGCTGAAGGCTGATTCCACCGGTAAGATTACCCTGGCATTTGAGCCTAACACCACAGCAGATAAGATCTTGGTGTACCCTTATGATTCTGACTGCGAAGAGACTGCCCTGTACGACATGGAGGGCGCTCAGCTTTCAGGCAAGGAGCTTACGGTTGCTGCGGCTAAGGATCAGCGTGTTGTAGTGTACTACGACTATGACAGTGAAGAGACCGCCGAGACCTATGTGATCGACGCAGAGCATTTCAGCGGTACATACAAGCTTGTTGGAGATACCGTGCTCCGCAACCAGAAGACCGGTAAGGATGAGGCATTCCAGGTTACTATTCCGAACCTGAAGTTTACCTCTAACCTTGAGCTTGGTTTTGCTGCCGAGGGTGATCCTTCTACCACCACATTTGAATGCGAGATCATGCGCGACTCTGATACTGGCACCATGATTCAAATGGTGAAGTATTAAGAGTTATAGATTTGAATATAGGGAGGGCGAAAGCTCTCCCTTATTCTTTGAAAATGGTTTGGAGGTATGGCAATGAGATATAAGATTTATGTGAAAGATGTTCTTTCCACTGATAGCGGTCTATGTGTTGTAATTGCCATTCTGAATGGTAAAGACACTCAAATTTGTCTTCCTAAAGATTGCGGAATCGAAAAGTACATTGGAGAAGAGGTGTATTATGAGATTAAGGGCAAAAAGGTTCGTATCTCAAAAGCGCATCAGCCGCAAGTCTGTGTAGAGACTCCTATTGATGAAGAAGACGAGAAAGGGGAGGAATAACCTCTCCTTTTTCTTTGTTTGGAACGGAGGATGGTTTTTATTAAAATCCTGGCTATTGACCAGGCAAGAAATGGAGCGTGGGCGATATTTAACTACGACACAAAAGAACTTGAAACATATGGGACATTTTCGTTTGGAAACAAGAAATACACTTACGCAAAGGCGATTCTTGCCATAGAAACATTAGTTGACGAACTGATAAAAGAGCATGATATATCCGCTGTGTTTATCGAGGATATTCAATTGCGTGTAAATGTTCAGTCGTTCAAAAAACTTGCTCAGCTACAGGGTGTCCTCGTTAATCTATTTGAGAAAAACGAATACCTGTATAGCTTTGTTGCTCCTACGCAGTGGCAGAATTATTGTAAAGCACGTGGTAGGACTTCAAAGGAAGTAAAAGAAAAAATAAAGACCCTCGAAAATGCTGGCAAGAAAGAATCTAAAATTTTATCGATCCAGTTTGTAAAAGAAAAATTCCATATAGATACAGACAACGATAACTTGTCTGACGCTATATGTATCGGCCATTATGCCGTAAATCATTTTGAGATAGAAGGGAAGACGCTTCATGTCAAAGAAAAACAATAAGATTTCCATTAACGCATTGGAAAAATACTGCGGACAATTCAATACAGAGCCGCAGGATATTGAGATCCATTATGGGGAAGATGAAGTGTTTACTTTTACAGTAAAGCCACTTTTGACCATGGATGAGTCAGTGAGGTTTATTGAAGAGGTCGTGCGGGAGTGCATCATGCCAGATGACATGCTGATTGTGCCAATTGCCCGCGATTTTATCACAAAAAAGAACCTGATGACATATTACGCAAACTTTACTATGCCGGAGTCGCAAAGCAAAACCTATGACCTGGTTATGGCATCGACTGGAATTATCAATGCAATTTTGGACAATATCGACATTGATCAGTTTACTATGATCCAGCGGTCAATTGATGAGCGGATTGCATTTGAAGAGCAGAAGATGATCGCAGAGCAGCAAAGCAATGTTCGGAAGATTACTGAGGATGTTTCTGAATTTGTTTCTAAGATGTCTTCATTGTTTGACGGCATTGATCCAGAGCAGATGGATGGGTTTATGACCAGCGTAAGCAAAATGGCACAAAATACTGAGATCTCTGCTCAAAGCTTAGCGAGTGCGTTTTTGGAGAGCAGAAACAGTAAAGAAGACTAAAACACTTGGAGGCGCTTATGAAGAAAGCATTTCTTGAAGATGAATTTATGGATGTTGAAGATCTGATGGAGACAACACTACCCCCCCCTACATTACTTGAGTATTATAGGAGATTAAAAGATCGTGAGATTTTGTGGAATGACTTAATCGACGATGGCATGATCGACATTCCTATGTATATTTTGAAATGGAATAAGGAGGATTCTGGATTGCCAGTTGAAAAGCGAAAGCCAATCAAAATCTATATCAATTCTGATGGCGGAGCTGCAAATGTGACTTTGTATACAGCGAATGTTATTTCACTCTCCAAAACACCAGTTATTACTATCGGAATGGGAAGAGCTTACAGCAGCGGTGGGCTTTTGCTCATGGCAGGCCATAAGAGATATATTTTTGACTCAACCTCTATTTTGATTCACGATGGCTCGACTGGAGCGGTAGGTGATACGGGCAAGGTGTTGGACAACCTGGAATTTACAAAAGAGTTCGAGGCAAAAGTGCGGCAGTTTATTTTGACGCACACAAATATTCCAGAAGACCTAATTGATCGCAACTATCGCAGAGATTGGTTTATGTTCAGCGATGAAGCAATCAAGTATGGGGTTGCAGATAAAATTGTTACAGATCTTGACGAAATTATTTAGGAGGCCACTTCATGGCGCGAAAGAATACTATTTCATATCCAATTAAGCCACAGCCGCCAACTACCCTGGATGATAACCCATTCTATGGTATTCAGTGCGACGAATATCAAAAGCAGTTTCGTGATGCAATTTGGAACCCAGAAAAGCTGATTGTGTTTTGTAATGCAAAAGCCGGAACTGGAAAAACAACGATTGCCACCGCGACTGCAAACTTGCTCTGTGAATATGGGCTTTATGATGGAATCATCTATATCGCTTCCCCGACACAAGAGCAAAAGCAGGGTTATCTTGCAGGATCTATCGAAGAGAAGTCAGAGCCATATTTTGAGCCATTTTATGAGGCTTTACAAAAGATTGGCGTTAATCTGAATACGGTACTTTTTGATAACATTCTTAATGAGAAGAATGGGACAGCTTATATCAGATGCTTAACGCACACATTTTTGCGTGGGGTCAACTTTGAGAATAAAGTGATCATAATCGATGAGGCTCAGAATTATTATTTTGACGAACTGATGAAAGTTTTAACTCGAATCCACGATAATTGTAAGGTAATTGTGATTGGGCATGATGGTCAGATTGACCTATACAAAAATCCAGAGCGCACGGGCTTTGTACGATACATGAAATGGTTTGCAGAAGACGACAGATGTGCTGTGTGCGAGCTGAAGAAGAATTATCGAGGATGGATCAGCGAACACGCAGATAATTTGAAATACTTTTAACTGAAAGGCGGAATCCCGCCTTTTATTATTTTGCGAGGTGGGACTATGCCAAAATTCAAAAGCACAAAAGAGCTTGTGGCGTATCTACAAAAAACTGTAGACAGAGTTCTTACAGAAGATGTGTTCCCAGTTATACAACAAGAGGAAGTACAGGCGGTTGATGATGTCGTTTACAGTATGCCGACATCTGGATACTACCAAAGAAGATACGATTATGAGGGTATTGGAGATCCAGATAACATCGTGATAAAGGGCGGAGCCGCAAAGAATGGCATTATGGCCGTTGTAAACGAAACAGATCCGAACCCATATTTGAATGGTAGAAGTGGGGCAAGAGCTACTGTAAATAAAAGCTTGCCATATGTTATTGAGTATGGAATTGGTCAACCTGGAGATCCAGGGTATGATTATTGGGCTGGAAAACCAAGACGGTTTACAGCAACTACAATTGATCGTCTGGATGCTTCTGGGGCGCATGTGATTGCTTTGAAAAACGGGTTAAGAAAGCACGGAATAAAAGTGCGATAAATTTCAAAAGGAATAAGTTAATTTACTTTTAAGTGAGGTGATTGTGCGTGGATGAACTGCAAATTCTGCTGAAAGCGATCATTGATAGCGATAGCGTCACATCGCTTGACTCTCAGTTGTCCAATATTGTTAAATCTCTGAGCGCATCGCACGAAGTAAAGCTGAAAGTAGCCGTTGATGAGACTTCCATCAGAACCACGCAGAGCCAGCTACAATCAATCGCTAAGCAGGTTTCTTCTGCTGGAAATAGCGGGAGACAGGTACAACTCAAAGTCTTTGACGCTGCGCAATTACAGGCGGACGGTCAGAGATATTTTACTGGTGTAAGAGATATTGTTTCTCGTGTCCAAAAACAATTCAGTAAGCTTGGCAGTGTAGATGTTGTCAATGTGTTTAAGGACGCACAGGGCGATATTCAGAGTTTTACCGCAAGTGTGACTAAGGCTGATGGAGTTGTAGAAAGATTTAATTTTAACCTTTCTAAAATTCGTCATGGCTCAAGGACATACAGCGGCTTTGTGCAGGAAAACTCTATTTTGTCTGATAAAAATGCTGGTACAAATCTTCAGAAAACACTTGATTATCTGAACCGAATTGATAACAAGATTGCGGATATTACCAGTAGGACTCTCTCCAATACGGCAAAGCCACTGCTTGCCGATATGGAGCAGTATAATCAGTATCAAACAAAGCTAACACAAGTAAAAAGTAGAATTGATGAACTCCGCAAGGCAAATACAACGCTGTCTGCGGATCATAAACGAGAAATCAATTCTATGGTGGCTGATTTGCAAAGATACGCACGGGAACTTCAAACCTCTGCGTATGCGGCAACTGATTTGAATGCAGCCACATTTACAAATAAAAAGGCCGAACTTCAAGCTGCCTTGCAAACTGACATCCAGCGTTGGCAAAACTCTGGTTTGTTCGGCGCTGATTTCAAGGCGGCTGTAAACGATGCGAAGCGAATGCTTGACGAGGCGCTCGATCCAACCGATCTTGATGCGTACAGACACCAGTTGTCGTTGCTGAATCAGCAATTTAAGCAGATGAAGCTTCAAAATACTGCGTCTGGTAAAATCCTTGACGCAGATAGGTTGACTTCAAATATTCAGACTGCGCAGTTGCGTATTCAGAATCTGAAGAATACTTATAGCTCATTTGTAAATGATCCAAATCTGTTGGCAAAATGGCAACAGCTCTTTGACGAATCAAAGATGATCAGTAGCAGTAAAGAGCTGACAAATCTTAACGCTAAAATTCGTCTGTTTGAGCAAGAGCTGATCAGCGCCGGTAAACACAGCAGATCGCTTTGGGATGACCTAAAGGCAAATGCCGCAAAGATGGGTTCATGGATGGTGCTGGGCGGCGTAATCGCCGGCGTTATGCGCGGTGTAACCGGCCTGTATGACGCAGTGGTTCAGCTTGACAGTGCTATGACAGAGCTGATGAAAGTAACGGATGAAACCGACGCTTCATACGAAGCATTTTTGTCCGACGCTGCTGACAAGGCGGTACAGATTGGTACTACATATGCCGATTTTGTAGACTCTACAGCATCATTTGCACGTCTCGGATATAATATGGAAGATGCCTCTCAGCTTTCTGAGGTTGCCAATATCTATGCTGTGGTAGGCGATGAGGTAGATGGCATTGAAGGTGCTACCAACTCTATCATTTCTACTATGAAAGCGTTTGGTATTGAGGTTGACGACACTATGAGTATCGTTGATAAGTTCAACGAGGTGGGCAACCGATTCGCCATTTCGTCTGGCGGCATTGGCGAGGCCATGATGCGAAGCGCATCCGCTATGGCAGAGGCAAACAACACCATCGACGAGTCAATCGCTCTGATCGTAGCCGCCAACAATGTTATCCAAGACCCGGATGTTGTTGGTACAATGTGGAAGACGGTTTCTATGCGTATTCGTGGTGCGAAGACGGAGCTTGAAGAAGCCGGCCTTGAAACGGAGTATATGGCTGAAACAACCGCTTCGCTGCGCAAAAAGATCCTTGGACTGACCAATGTTGACGGCAGCGGCGGATTTGATATCATGCTGGACGAAGAGACGTTCAAGAGCACCTATGATATCATGCTTGGGATCAGCGAAGTTTGGGAAGATATGAGCGATATCGACCAGGCTGCTTTGCTGGAGCTATTGGCTGGTAAGCGGCAAGGTAACGCCCTGGCTGCGGCCATTACCAATATGGGCGACGCTGTTAAGGTTATGGACACCTCTCTGAATGCTGAGGGGTCTGCCGTTAGAGAGCATGAGAAATGGATGGACAGCATTCAGGCCAAGCAGCAACAGTTCCAGGCTCAATATGAGGTGTTTGCAAACACTATTTTGAGCAGTGATTTGATCAAAGGTGTCTTTGACGCTGGTACTGGTTTGCTTGGGTGGCTTACGACATTGGTAGATACGGTTGGCGCATTACCCGCCGTTTTCGCTACTGTAATGCCATTTTTGGATAAGCTCAATTTGTTCCGAACAACAGATCAGAAAAACTGGGGCGGCTCTGGAACAGGTATTGCGTTTGCATGGAACGCCCAAAAGCTTGAACTTGATAACGATATTAAGCTTTTGGATGAATATAATAGTAAGATTGCAAATCTCGGAACATCTACGGGAGATCTAACTCAACGGCAAATTGTATGGAATGATACAATTGGAAAAGGCAGTGATAGGCTGCGCAGTGCCGTAAAGGTTTCTGACGATGCGACGGTGTCTTCTAAGGCATATGCCTCTTCAATGGAGCAGGCAAGCATAAAGACTACCCTTATGGGTGTTAAGTCTAAGGCCGCTGCAATTGGTGTTCAGGTACTTAATACAGCGCTTAATGCGCTGATCGGTCTTGGTATTGGTCTTGCTATTAACGCAATTATTTCTGGTATCACTTCTCTTGTCAACAAATCAAAAGAGGCTCGTGAAGCAGCTTTGGAAGCTGGATCTGCCGCAGTTCAGAGTTCAACCGAATTGTATGATCTGGCATCCTCTTATCTTGAGATGAGCTATGCTGTTGAGGCTGGAACCGCATCCCAAGAGGATTTGATGAGCATTCAGGATGAGCTTGTTGCTTATCTGGAAACACAAGGTATTGCAGTACAGAACCTTTCTGGCGATTACGATACTCTAAGACAGTCTATTGTTGAAGCCGCAAGGGAGCAGATGCGCACAAATATTTCCCAGGGTATTCGTGCTGCTGATATTGCGAAAGAAGATGCAATCGGAGAGCTTGAAACATGGCTTGGCGGAAACAGTCTGTATTCATCTGCTAAAGAGGGAGCAAAAGAGGCTTTTGATTATCTCGACAGCCTTGGTTTTTCAGGTATAGATACTGGTACAAAGGGTGGAACTCTTGTACTTCCAAATAGTACAACCACGGATTTGTTCAGCGACATAACCTTTGACCAGTTGATGGAGAACTATCGTTATCTCGAAGACGCGATGAATGCGGTGAGAGACGAATATGGTTCTGAAAACCCCGTCTTCACAATGCTGGCCGACGCTTTCAATACTTATGACGAAGCATTAAAAGACGCTATCGAGCAGATTGATAATGCGAACCAGATGATTGCGCAAGACGCTCTTCTGGCTGCACAAGCGCTTGATCAACCTACCACGGTTGAAGAGTTTGAAGAGTTCAGAAGCCAGATGATTCAGAATATTGAAAACACATCTGGTTTTGATGATGACGGTACATATACTGCTGAGCAGTTGGCAGATAATGTTCTTGGTTCAGATGAGCGCTATGCTGATCTTCTTGCAGAATTGCAGGAGAGGGAAGCTTCTGCCGAAGCCGTCAATGAGAAGATGCGAGAAATCGCAGAAAAGCTTGTTCCAAAAACATATGAGGAACTTACCCCAGGCACTTCCGCACACTTCCATGCACTGGATGCGTGGAGCGCTGAGGTAGAGGGCGTTAAGGACAAGTTGGAAGCCCTTTCCGATGAGGAATTTGAAATCGCATACAATGCGGTTATCAATGAGGGCGCAACCACCTGGGAAGACATTACTGCCGCTATTGAAGAATACAATAGCGAGCAGGCCGTAGCAACAAGAAATGCTGAGAATTTGCAGCGCAGCATTCGTGGTATGTGGGATTCGGAAGATTTCTCCGATACCAAAGAAGAGTTGATTGCAATGTCCCAGGCGGTGGACGGCATTACCCCACAGAATATCGAAGAGCTTGCTTCTGAGAGCAGCGTCCTTGCAAGTATTTTGGAAGAGGACGGGATGAACGCTCAGTTCCTATCCCAAATCCTACAGAATATGGCCGAGGGCGGGGATGGCGTGTCCCTTGTCACCGCCGAGGCTTTGAAGCTGAATGATGCTCTGGACGGAATGGTGGACAAGTTCGACCAGGTGACGGACGCAAAATCTCGCTATGATGCGGCCATGGCTGTGGAAGAGAAGGACACCGACTTCCGTTCTTATGCAGAGGCGTTTGAAGAGCTGAACGCTCAGTTCGAGGCCGGCACCACCAACAGTAATGCGTTCTGGGCTGCTGCTGAATTCCTATTCGGTAGCGAACAGTTGAACACATGGGGCTGGAGCGACGGTCTTGATGAAATCTACGACGCAATGCAGCGCAATAAAGGTGTCTTTGAGGACGCTGAGAGCGCCGGCGCTGGGTTTATCGAGCGGCTCTACGAGATGTCAGAAGCAGGCCAGTTGGTCAATGACGAGGGCGAAAAGCTCATCGAGATCAGTAGGGATGCCAGTGGTGCATATGATTTTGATGTTGACCCAGAAAATCTTGAAGAGATTGCAGAGAAGATGGGTATTACAGAAGAGGCGGTGCTCGCCTGCTTTGAAGCCCTATCTATGTGGGGAGATATTGATTTCTATGACCTGACTGAAGTTTCAGAGGTTATTGACGAAATCGGACTTTCCGCTGAAACGGCTGCTGGTAAAGCAATCAATGTGGATCGCCTAACTGAGCAGTTGATGACGCTGGGCAAAACGGATAAGGAAATCTATGATGTTTTGTCTGCTCTACAAGGACTTGATGGCGTACAGTTGTTCAGTGTGTCAGGTGATATTGACGCAGTTACCACCAGTTTGCAAAACCTTGGTCTTGCTACCAGCGACGATTATACTATCACCATCAATTATGAGGGACTTGGAGATCTGCTCGCCAACCTTGGTTACACCAAGGAAGAGGCCGAGGGACTGATCACCAAACTTGGTGAAGCAGACGGCATCACCCTGGCAAATGCAGATGGTGAGGTTAAAGATGTCAGCGATGCTCTTGCTTATATCGATACTATTACCTTCACCAATGTTACAACCTCCATCAATGGAGTTGAAACGGCAATTGATGATGTAGATAATTCTACAACAGACAACGCTGTTTCAGAGATTGATGGTATTGGCTCTGCCGCCGAAGATGCTGCGACTAAGGTTTACAGCATCGGGACAGCTATTGACAGTGTAAACGGAAGAACCGCTACAGTATATTATAATGTGCAGCGTAAGGGCGGACTTCTTGGAACAATTGGTAATTTGCTTGGGTTTGCAAAAGGTACATCGAGTGCGCCGGCTGGCGAAGCGCTCCTTGGTGATGAATACTCTCCAGATGGATCGCCAAAACCAGAATTGGTTGTGTCGGATGGTCGAGCATACCTCGCAGGTCTAAACGGCCCGGAAATTGCCAACTTAAATGCTGGAGACCAGGTTTATACTGCGTCTGAAACGAAACGGATTCTAAGCCGTTCTGGTAAGCGTATTACCGGCACAATCCCAGCATATGCAAGTGGACGTATTACCACAAGCGGTCTGCGTGTTGAGACGGATAAGACTGGTTCAACAGGCACACCATATACGCCAACCACAACTGCTACCGTTACGGTGGAGGCTGAGGTTGACGATGAGCAGCTTTCAGAAGAGATGGAGGATGCCATTAAGGAAATCCAGGACGAGCTTGACGAAATCCTTGGAAACTATGAGCACGACATCTTTACTCTGGAAAGAAACGATGGTACTCCAGAAGAAATCATTGCAGTTTATAAAAAGATGCAGGACACCGTTCACCAGTATGCGGAGAAATACCGCGCAATGGGATTGGACGAGAACAATGACTATATTCAGGATCTTGGAGAGCAATGGTGGGAGTATCAGGACGAGATCGACGATATCTTACATGGTATTTATTCTGATGCTGTTGAAGCACATGAAAATACCATTGAACTTTTGCAGCACCAATATGATGACCTAAGCGATAGTAAAAACTATCGTGACATGTCAACCAATCTGGAGCGGCAGCGCCAAGAACAGCTTAGAATCCAAGAGCTTGCCCATGAGGAAGCACAGAGATTACGGGCGCTTGGTGTAGATGAAAATGATGAGGCAATTCAGGAGTGTATCGATGCTTGGTGGGACGCTGAGGATGATATCAAGGAAATTAACGAGTCTATCGTTGATAATGTCCTTGAACCGTTTGATGAGTTTATCGAATATGCGGATGACTTTGACCTTTGGGATCGGTTTGATTTCACAAAAGTAGATTACCTAAGGCAAAAGATCGCCGCACTGAATCGGTTGCTTGAACAGGGCGTTCTAACTCTAAGAGAGTACACGGAGCTTTTGCGCGAAACTCAACTCGATATTTATAATGAGCAGAAAGACGCTATTACAGAAATCATTGAAAAGACAATGGAGCTGGTGCGTCAGGAAGCCGAAGATAAAATCGATGCTCTGGAAGAACAGATTGATGACTACCAGAAAATCATTGATTTGAAGAAGGAGTCTCTTGAAGTCGCCAGGGATGAAGAGGATTACGAGCGTGAGGTTGCAGAGCGCGTTGCCGAAATTGCAAAGGTGCAGGAAAAGATCAATCAGCTGAGCCGCGATGATAGTCGTGAGGCTAATGCCGAGCGGCAGCAGTTGGAACAGGAGCTTGCCGAACTTCAAAATGATCTCGCTGATTACCAGGCAGACTATGCGTATGATGCGCAGGTCGATGCTTTGGATAAGGAAGCTGACAAGTTTGAAGAAACCAAGGACAACGAAATCGCCAAGGTAGAGGCCAGCGTTGACACTGAGGAAGAGGTGTATAGAGCCGCTATTGACCGTATCAATGCAGACTGGGATCAGCTATACCAAGATTTGATTGCTTGGAATAGACAGTATGGAGATATGATCGATGGGGAGGATTCAATTACATCTGCTTGGCAGACTGCTATGCAGGCAGCTCAAGAGTATGGAGATATTGTATCCGCTCTAAATGGTATCAATAATGATATCGCCAATGAGCAGCAAGGTATTCTGGATCAACAGCAGGAAGATGCTGAAATCAGTGCAATTATGTCTGAGATGTACGCCAACGGTCAGGCGTGGGGGTCTGCCTCTGATGAAGAGAAGCAACGCCTCGCTGACGAAAACCTACGGCTTGGCAGACTGCTTGCCCCGTATGGCATTAACGCTGTCCGTGGTGATGACGGCGTGTGGTATGTAGACCGTGTTGGCGGTGAACAGCTGTTCCAAAAATATAGACAGTATATTTATCACGACGGAGGAATTGTCGGAGAGGACTCATTAAAGAGCAATGAGGTTTTTGCCAAGTTGCAAAAGGGAGAGGCTGTGTTTACCAGCAAGCAGTATAAGAATCTCTTTAGTCAGATTGGTGATACTATTACTGGTGTTGTAGATTCTGTTGTGCGTAGCCTTGCAACAGCAAAGGATACCACGGCTGCTGCGATTCAGTCTGTCACCAACAATGAAAACACAGACAATTCTATGGGAGAAATCCGTATTGAAAACCATTTCGAGGTTAAGAATGCGGATGAGGAAACAGCGAAGAAGATGGCAGAATATTATGCCGACTATACAATCGACAAATTGATTGTAGCAAGAAAGCGTAAGGGCGTAAGAAATTCTGTTGGAAGCCATATGCTTCGTTAAAACGATGCGGCCACCAATTACGGTGGCCGCTTATTTTATAAAAGAAGGAGGCTTTAGACATGGTTGTTGATTTTGCAAAGGTCAATGTAAAAGAACAGCCTCTACTTATTTTGCAAAACATGGATGATACACCGATTGGTGTGCTGAAGTATGCTTTTAATGTGGAAGCAGATCTTTGCTATAACGAGGTGTCAACGCTATCGTTTGAGCTTCCTGGTTATGTGGACGGCAAACAAACTCCAAACTACGAAAAAGTGGTTGGAATGAGAATCATTGATCTAAAGGACTACGGAAGATTTCTTCTGGTAGATCCTAAAACAGAGAGCGATGGAGTTCGAGAGGTTAAGAGCTGCACCGCTTATTCTTTGGAGTATGAGTTTACCTTCAAGAAGCTTGTGCTTACAACCGGCACATATAACCTATGGAACCCGATTGCGCCAAATGATACGATTATTGGAATGATACTTGACCTTATGCCATCGTGGAAAATTGGTCAAGTAGATGCAACACTAATCGATAAATACCGCACATTTGACGATAGCGGAGACCAGAATATATATAATTTCATTAAGTCAGACTTGCAAGAATCTTATGGATGCGTGTTTGATTTTGATACATATAATCGTCTGATCTATGTTCGTGATATTACGAATGAGCCAGAGACAACACCAGTGTTATTCTCAATGGATAATCTCATTAAAGAAGTCTCTGTTGAGGAAGACACAGAAAGTATCGTTACGCAGCTGAGTGTGTATGGGGCGGACAATGTTGATATCAGAAGCGTCAACCCAATGGGTACAACAAGCTTGATTAACCTGGATTATTTTATGACACATGATTACTTCTCACGGGATATTATCAACAAGTATAACGATTGGAAAGAGACATTTCAATCATATCAAAGGTCTTATTTCAATCTTACTGTGGAAGAGGCGTTGAAGACCGCACAGCTCCTTACGGAGCAGGCTGCTATTACAACGCTTGAAGGAGAATTGAAAAGCCTTGAGAATATCCAGGCAACAACGATTCAGGCAATTGCCAAGGGATTGAAAAGTCAAAGCGATCTTAACAAAGTGAATCAGGATATCTCTGCTAAGAAGAGTGAAATTACTGCAAAACAGAATAAACTTGAAGATATTCAGGCAGAGGTAGACGAGCTTGATGAGAAGATGCAGGTTATCAACGAAAAGACAAAACTGAGCGCATTTTTCACAGAAAACGAGTATAAAATCATTGATCGTTATCTGAAAGAAGATTCTATTTCTGAAGATTCCTTTGTTGCCATTGAGGTTGATTCATTTGATAGTGCTGGTGAAAGTATTCCTGCAACGGGTTCAATCTTCAATATCATGGACGCTACAGTTAGCAAGGTAACAAATGAGGCCGGAAAGGATATCTACTCTATTGTCGGAGGTAAGATTGGCTGTTCGACTTCTGGATTTGTATTGAATGCGAATATTGTCCGGGCATCTCTTGATTTTGATGAAAACCATGATCTCCTTTTTACCGCAAGACTTTCAGCTGGCACATTGAATGAGGAATCATTCCCAAGCGGCTGTGTCTCTGTTGCAGGAATTGGTAGCACTGTTACATCAAATGTCGTACCAGATTCCAGTGTCGGTGGTGCAATCGAAGAGGGAAGCACTATCTCCTTTAAGATTGGCGATGCGGATCTATACTTCACTCGAAGCACAACGGAATATGAAAAACGAGCTGTTGAGTGGGATTTGCTGGACTACGGTATGGAGCTGATGGAAAGAGTGTCTTATCCATCCTATACATGCAGTCTGGATCTGGCGAATTTTCTTGCGATGTCAGAGTTTGAACCATTCAAAAATAATCTGAAATTGGGAAGTAGGCTTTATTGGCAGAAATCAAATGGTGAGGTTATGAAGCCATATGTCATTTCTGTCAAAATTCCATTTGAAGATTTGACTGGATTTGCGGTAGAGCTATCAAGCAAATATTACGCATCTGATGGAGTTTTCTATTATAACGAATTAACAGATCAATCTCAATCTTTTGGTAATACTCTCGATAGTGGCAAATGGACATACAGCCAGTTTGTAAATAGCGGCGCAGAAACAAGCCTAAGCAAATTTACAAAAGAGGCACTTGATATTGCCAAGAATAACATTCTGTCTTCTTCTGGTCAAGATATTTCCTGGAGCGAATCTGGACTACGGTTGCGTAAAAGGAAAGAGGATAATCCAGCAGAATATGAGCCTTATGAGATCTGGATGAATAACGGCCAAATCATGTTTACAACAGATAACTGGGCAACCGCTAATCTCGCTATTGGTCAAATGAAAACAGAAGACGGCGGGATTATGAGCGGTGTAATTGCAGACAGTTTGATTGGTAAATTATTGGCTGGAAGCAGTCTCATCATCGAAAGCGCAAAAAAAGACGGCGACATTTCTGTGTTCCGCGTGGATGGGAACGGTGCGTCTTTGCACAATGCTATTTTTGATATTTACAATGGCAATCAAGTGCAGATCACTCTAAACCCATATTCAGGATTTGCGATTGGTAAGTACCCACTGTACTCAGGAGACGAGTATACAATTGATGAAGATAATGCAAGCTTCTGGGTAGATATCAATGGAAATGTTCATATCAAAGGAACACTTGAGGGGTGTGATGGAAAGTTCAGCGGTGAGCTTGTTGCTGCAAGTGGCCGTTTCAAAGGTGTTGTACAGGCTTCTGATTACCAGGATTTGAATGGCAGAAGTATGCTGACTTCAAGCTATAAATTCTCTCCTACATACCTGGAGCTAAGGGGGCTTACTATCAGCAATGGCAGCAAGAATACCCTTGTCATTGATAGCGCCGGCAATATTACAATGGATGGAAATATCACACTTGGCTCTGGCTCTCGTATTAACTGGAATACGGTCACGCAGCTTGGCACTAATCCGCAGATTTCAAACCTGGAAGACGATATGGATTACCGCCTAACGCGGATCAATACGCAGCTCGACGGCGTATATGAAGAGATTGATTGGCTTTCAGAGAATATGTGGACTGAAAGAGAAATTAGAAATATTTCGTCCACAGTGATCACAGACGAGCTTGTGTCAGCTCCCAATATTAAAGGCGCATATATTCAGGGCGGAACGATTCAGGGTTGCGACTTTTTGTTTGGCGATTATGGGGTTATCTATGATGGATATGGTAGCGACGGTGTGAGCAGGACTGACTTGGTGTACATTGAGTCTACAAGAGGAATTGCGATTGTCGCAGATGAAGGTATGGCGCTTAGAGCCGGGAATGGTATCTGGATTCCAGACGATGTTCATATCATGGTAAATGGAGATTATGTGAATTTGGGAAGCGTCATTGAAGATTTACTTGCAAAATAATATGGAGGTCGTATGAAAGAAGTCATTAAGAAAATTGATGCTGCTGTCCGTGTTCTAAATAATATCGAGGTCAAACAGAAGCAAAATTTATTGAACATGGGTGGGGTTATCGATCTTCTGGAGAGTGTCATTGGGGATCTTCAGAAGATGGACATTGAGGCGACACTCAATAAAGAAGATGTTGAAGGAGAAGAAAAAGAATAACATATATCCTTAGGAGGTGGTGCTATGGCTTTTTGGGGTGATTATTTCGTCTATGATGGGATACCATGCACAGAGTTTGGCCTAAGGCTTTATGAGGTGAATGGCGTTACGCCTGGGGAGGCGAAGTTCTCTGTGGCCTCCGATATTTCCGAGGACAGAGTTTCAAGCAGATACCGCCCGTTGTTTTATGGTGTTACACAAAATGAACCTCTTTCGTTTAAGATGGTTTTTGGAGCCGACAAAGAGCTTGCGAACAGCGGAGGTTTTTTTGACGCTTGGGATAGAGAAGCAATCAGCTCATGGTTATCGCCATTGGATGGATACAAATGGCTTGAAATTGAACAGGATGACATGGAGCAGGTTCGCTATCGTTGCATCATCGAAGAGTTAGAGATGGTGGAGATTGGCAATCTGCCCATTGCTTTTTCTTGCACTGTGAGATGTGATTCCCCGTTTGCATATCAGTATCCAGTGACATACTCCTATACATGCCAGGGCAACACCAATATTTTGCTTAGGAATCTTGGTAGTTATAGGGGAGGATATCAACCAAAGCTCAAAATCACAACGAATGGTACAGATAGTATCAAAATTATTAACCATTCAGACAATGATAGAACTTTTGAATTTACAGGACTTCCTCAATCCTATTTCTTGGAAATAGAAGTGGATAATGAAAATGGGGTTATCACAAATAATATGGATCTTAATTTATATCCATATTTCAATTTTGAATTTTTCAAACTTATTTGCGGAGACAATTCATTAGAAGTTGTTGGCGATTGTAAGCTTGAAATCACATGTGAATTCCCGGTTAGCGTAGGAGGATAAGCAAAATGATTAGTAAAGTTTATAATCTGCCTGAGATTTCATTTGTTGGCGGAGAGACACATGATCTGCGCTTTCATTTGTTTACGGACACAGGCAGAGTTTTTAATGCCTCTGGCGCAAAAGCGACATTCTCAATTGTGTATTCGGTAAATCGAACAGGAGCACCAGTGCTATCAAAAACAATGAGTGTTATAGCCGATGATGATGGAATTGAAAGTATTCTTGCCGTTACACTGCTCCCAAAAGAGACTGTCGATTTGTACGGGAAGTACATCTACCAGATTACGATCCAAGACATGTCTGGGGAAACGGATATCCCAAGCCAGGGTATTTTGGGGATCACCAATAACATTGATAAATCGGTGATTCGTTAATTTATTAGGAATAAGTTAATCTATTTGCAAGGAGGATATGAAATGAACACTACATACTTTCTGAATCAAGTGATGGGAAATTTGTTTAAGACAAAGGAAACTCCTGCACTTCCAAGCGAGTATTACATTGGCCTAAGTTCTACCGCTCCAAATATCAGTGGCGGTAATGTCACAGAGCCTCTTTCAAACTCTGGATATAAAAGAGTGAAGCTTGAGAATTTGAGTGAGCCGGCAGATGGTGTAATTACAAATGAGCAGGCCATTTCTTTTGATGAGTCAACTGCAAACTGGGGAACAATGTCCCACTTTGTTATTTATGATGCGCTGGAGGCCGGAAATCTACTTATGTATGACACCCTATCCACCCCTCGTAATGTTGAGGCCGCAACTATCGTAACGATTAAGGCAAACAGCCTGACTTTGACTTTGAGCAACCCAGCTTAATTACGATTAGTTAGGCGGTGGAGAGATGGCGCAAACATACAACATTTATCTCCGAAAAAGACTAACTGAATTTGACCTGATTATTAGGAATTTGCCATATCGTGACGGCCTCGTGATTTACAACCGCATGTATCTTGACGCAATGGTGAACTATCTATATTTGCAAAAGTTTATTGTTGGCGATACGGATACGAAGCTTGTATCAGAAATTGATAATTTGTTAGAACGAGTCTTCAATATCTTTTCAAGCGGGATGGAACTTGGTGCAGAACTTGAGTTGTTCGCAGCAAAACCAACTGGCGGTTCAACAGAGCTGGTTTTAACTACAGGTAAAGCCAATATTGGTGAAGAAAGCTTTAACACATTCCAAAATGTCACACAGCTTTTGACAAACACACTGAAGTACGATATCGCAAAATCTCTTGGGTCTGGATCAACGGAAATGGAGCTAAGGACAGCTCCAGCGTCTACTTTGAAAGAAGCGTTAGAGAAGTTTAAGAACACTATGCTCTTAGACTCTGACGCTTCTACCTCCGCTATTACCCATGGTGAAGCAGAGACCGATATGGTTCTGACTACAAACGATTTTGATATCTTCTACATGCTGTCTGTAGAAGGAGAAGCAATGATGAATTTGCTTTTCTCTGCTGACTTTGAGATGTGGTATACGCTTGGGACAGGCGATAGTTCGATGTGCTTGACGGTTGAGAATAGCGGTGTGCAATCTAAAAAGTTTATGACGTATGAAAGCTTCCTCAATCTTGTTTTGGAGATAGGGAATATTTTGCAGTGTTTTATCTTCCCGGATGAGAGCGGATCTCTTCTATCTTCCGAACTAAACATCGGAATGAAAAGACATAGGTTGCTTTCTGAAATGGATAACTTAACACTGTCTGAGCATGACGATATTACATTAGAAGAATTAGACTATGTGATTTTGGCGTGACGAAAGAAGAAAGGAGTTTTCGATATGTCAAAAGGTACTCTTGGTAGTTTTAATGGTACTACTACTGCCAATGTAAATATGCTTGATATTTTTAAGCAAAATGAGATGGCGGCACATGAAAATAGTACACTTGCGTTTACCGATCATATGGTAATCAAAAAGATTGGAATTCAATGTGAGGCGGGAACGGAAGTAATTATCAATGGATGCGAGATCCCTATTGTGTCTGGAGTATTCGAGCTTGGTTTTGGTCAAGTGGATATTACAAGTCTCGTGTTCAAAGAAGAGAAGTCAGTGAACATCTACTACATGTATTAAGGAGGTGCTTTTCAATGGCCGATTTGCCGTTCTTCGGCAACTCTTCTTTTGGAGGCGGCGGAGGCATTATTTCTGGAAATCCAGTTGTAGATGCTGAGCTTGCAGAAAATGGCGACATGATTTTGAAGATGAGTGATGGAACAGAAAAGAACATCGGAAGTGTCGCCGGAGAAGATGGTGCTGTATACGTCCCACATATTTCGGAGCAAAAAATCCTAAGCTTTACAATTGAAGATGAGCCTGGTGATGTGCCAGACCCAGTTGATCTTAACCCGCATGATGAGTGGTCTGATATTGATGACAGTGAGATTGTTTCTGACTATGTGTGGGAGAAAATGTAACGCTATATAAACTCTTAGAGAGTGTTTATATATTTTGATTCTATTGTAAAGGAGGGAAATCGAATTGGCTAATGTAATTTTTAAGGTCGGTACAAAGGCGCTCTTTGATGCGCTGGAGCAGAAAGACACAAATACTTTGTACTGGCTGGAAGATGTGCAGGAACTCTACAAGGGCAATCTTCTGTTTGCTACTGGTAAGACAGCATCTGAAACCGCTGCCGGCCTGATGTCTGCTGATGACAAAATTAAGCTTGACAATCTTTCTCCTGGTACATTGACTGGGCTTACTCCAGTAGATGCGTCAGTCATTATTGCTGATGGTGAAGACGGAAAGACAATCGGCGTACAGCTATCTAAAGAAGCTGGCAATAGCATTGTACTGAAAACTGACGGTTTGTTTGCCGCAGGCACTCAAGCCCCAGAGTTTGCGATTGAGAAGCAAGGAGAAGCAACAGAAGGATACGCTGCAACTTATCGTCTAAAGAGAACTTTGGGAGATGAAACCACATATGTTGGCGACTCAATCAACATCCCAAAAGATTTGGTTGTGCAAAGTGGTTCAGTCAAAACAGTAACTGAAGCAGATCAGCCATATGAAGGGGCTGAAGTTGGGGATACCTATATTGACTTGCAGCTGAATGATAGCGCGTCTTCTCACATTTATATTCCAGCTAAAGGCTTGATTGACACCAGCGATTTTGTGGTTCAGGTAATTGAAAGCCAGAATGGAGAAGCAATTATCCAGAACGAGCCTACTGGCGGCGGTGCAAAATTCCATCATACTGATGGCACAGAGTCATTTGTTGGAGTAAACGATGGCGGCGAGAACGGTATGGTTGCCCAGATTTATGCTGATAAGAATGTAGATGGCAACTGGATTGGCTCTCGTATCAATGTGTATCAGAAGGGTATTTTCTATCATAATGCGGAGGACAAGGCATCCGCTGATTATGTGGCTGATGATCCTGAGCATGAGATTGCAACTATCGGGGATATCCCTGATGTATCTGGGGTGCAGGAAGTTATCGACTCTATGCCAGATGAAATCCTCAGTGAAATTGTAAATGTACAACGCACTGAAACCACTAATACCGCAGAGATCCGTATTTTTACGAAACAGGAAGACGGGACATATTCCCCCAATGTCCAGCATGGAGTTCTTACTTTGATTGGAGCTGGATATGGAGCAGATGGAAAGTCTGCTGCCGGCTTGATGTCTCTTGCAGACAAACAAAAGCTTGACTCTATTGATCCAGAGAAGATTGAGAGCATTTCTGAAAGCCTTGAATGGGGAACAATGTAAATTTTGATATGAAAAAAAGGAGTGATTAAATAATGGCTACTGTTGCTTTTAAGAAAGGTCTATTGGCTAATTTGCCCAAAACTTATACAGAAGGGGCTTTCTATGTAACTACTGACGAGCGGGCTATTTATTTGGACGTTGATAGTTCTACCCGTATCCGCATTGGCGACTTTCAGGAGTTCGCAACCCTGCAAGCTCTTCAGGCCAACACCAATCCCAGCACTACCGCTCTGTACTACATCACAGACCTGAATGTGCTGGCAAAGTGGAACGGCTCTGCCTATGTACAGATCAACCTTGATACTGGCGCTACCTCTATTGAGGTTGTGGGCGATGGCAACGCCGTAACCGCCGCTTCTTACGATCCTGCAACTCGTAAGATCACCTTGACCAAGGGCGCTACTCACACTACCGCTGAGGATGTAAGCAACGCCATTGATCTGGCTATTGGTGAGCTGGGCAATAAGGAGGGCGATACCCCTTATGCCAACGTGAAGGATTATGTGGACACCAAGATTGCAGATGTGGTTGCTGGTTCTATTGAGGGACTGGGCGCTCTTGCCTCAAAGGACAAGGTTGCTGAGTCTGATCTGGAGGCCACTCTTGCGACCAAGATTAACGGAAAGGCCAATGTTGGTACTGCTGATGATACTTCTGACATGGATACCCTAAAGGGTGCTAAGAAGTACGCCGATGAAAAGGCGGCTGCTGTACAGACTGAGGTTGACGCGCTGGAGGCCAAAGTTGGTACTGTTCCTGAGAGCAAGACCGTCGTTCAGATGATTGAGGAAGCTCAGGAGGCAGCTACTTACGACGATACCGAGATCAAGGCTAAAGTTCAGGCCAACACTAATGCAATCGGTGTATTGAACGGCGAGGCCACTGTTGAGGGTTCTGTGAAGAAGACCGTTGCTGATGAGATTGCTAAGGTGATCGCTGATGCGCCTGAGTCTTTCGATACCTTGAAGGAGATCTCTGACTGGATTTCCAGCCACAGTGACGATGCTGCCGCAATGAACTCTGCCATTACTGCCCTACAGGGTATCTTGGATGGTATCGGTGATACCGAGTCTGGCGAGAAAGCCACTGTGGTTGCCTATGTGACCGATGCGATTGCCGCCCTGAACATTGGTGACTACGCTACTGCCGCTCAGCTGACTGCTTTGGCTGGCCGTGTGACTACCCTGGAGGGCGCAAGTCACACCCATGCCAACAAGGAGCTGCTGGATACTTATACCCAGACTGAGGCTAACCTTGCTGATGCTGTGGCGAAGAAGCACACTCACGCCAATGCTACAGAGCTGGACAAGATTGCTAACGGCGACAAGGCCAAGTGGGATGCCGCAGAACAGAACGCTAAGGACTATGCTGACAGCTTGGCTTCCGACTACGATGCTGCTGGTTCTGCCGCAGAAGCGCTTGCAGATGCCAAGGAGTACACCGATACTGCTTTGACCTGGGGTAGCTTCTAATCGCAGATAGACAATTTCAGATTTCCCATATTTGGGGGCGGGGTAACACCCGCCCTCTTTTCATTTCTCTGTAGAACGGAGGTAAGGAAAAAGAATGGCTCTTTTTAAGATTTTGAAAGGTGACAGCTCCCGTATCTCAACGGATGTAACGCCTTTCCATGATGGATGGGCGTATTTCACCCCAGACGATGGAGGGTTTTATATCGACTCTGAGGATAACGGGGAGCAGAAGAGACATCGCATTAACCCAAATACAGGAGGCGGTAGCTCAGATGTTTCCGCCACTCTGCTTGCGTCTGCATGGAACGCCGGCCAACAGACTGTGGCGATTGAGGGCATGACCGCAGATACAGACGGTGTGGTTGGCATTAGCCAACTGATTTCCGACGCAGAGCTGGAGGCTGTAAAGAGCGCTGAACTCTATGTATGCGGACAGGGCGATGGCACATTGACGATTGCGGCATTTGGTGATGTACCGACTTGTGATATTCCAATCGTAGTAATTTTGCTTCATTGAGAAAGGGGTGTTGACCAATGAGTGAGACCCCTAATTATGGGCTTTATTTGGAAGACGATGCTTCTGCACGATTCCAGGTTTGGCGCGAAAAAATCAATGGAACCGACAATTCCAATATGGTCAAGATCGACACTGCTCTTGGGACGATGGCTCAGAAAAGCGGAAAGGTGACTGGGACTCTGCTTGCATCTGCATGGAGCGGGATTGACTCTCCGTTCACGCAAACTTTGGCCGTAGATGGTCTTGGTGCAGATCAAAACGGAAATATTTCGGTGGCGCAAAATGCAACGATTGAACAACGGGACGCAGCTCGTATGGCGATGCTTTCTGTCATTGGGCAGAGCGAAGGACAGCTTACTATTGCTGCTGATGGTGAAATGCCAGACGTGGACATCCCGGTTGTAGTGATTTTATTAGGATAAAAGGAGGGACATCTAAATGCCTATTATTTCTAACTTTCCATCTGGTGGCGGAAATGGCGGAGGCGGGCTTCAGTTGGCCGCTGTCTCTAATATCGTCACTAAGGTTTCACATGGGAAGGTGTATGTAAAATGGACTGATCCTGAAGACCTGGTTGTTGCTGAATCTACTTTGGCAGAGTGGGCGGGCACACTGCTTGTCCGCAAAGCCGGCTCTATGCCTGTCAGCAGACGTGACGGTACTGTGGTCGTAGACAGCAAGGTTCGTAACCAGTATCAGAACCAATATTTTTGCGATAGCGGTTTGACCGATGGCACAGTCTATTACTACAAATTCTTCCCATATACAACGACAAACACTTATACCGAGCATGAGGATTGTGAGTTCACTGCAACTCCAAATGCTCCTACTATGGGCAATGTATCCAGCATGAGCGCAACGCCGGCTGGTAATGGCAAGCTTGCGATTAAATGGACTGATCCAGCAGCTACCATTGTAGACGATGGACTTACCCTGGCAACCTGGGAGAAGACCGTTGTTGTGGTTAAGGAGGGCGAATACGCTACCTCTCCAGACGATGAAGATGCGGCTTATACCTATACCAGCACCACGCGAAACGCCCATGCAAGCACACCGTTGACCGTGACAGGGCTTACAAACGGCACGACCTATTATGTGTCTTTCTTCCCGGTATCTACGGATGGTGCGGTAAATGTAAACGCAAGTAATAGAATCACTGGAGAAGCTAACCGCATGGTGATCGCTACGGTTCCTTCTCAAAGTGGATCTCTTACTTATAACGGGAGTGCCCAGACTCCTACATTTAGCAACTATGACACAAACAAGATGACTTTGAGCGTCACTGGGCAAACCAATGCTGGCACTTATAGCGCCTCCTTTACTCCAAAGGATGACTATATGTGGAGTGACGAGACTACGGCTGCAAAGACTGTCAACTGGACGATCAATAAGGCCGCAGGCAGCTTGAGTGTGAGTCCGCAAACGGTCACATTGGACATGGAACACCCAACTGCTCAGATTACCGTTACACGGCCTGGTGATGGCGCAATTACCGCAGTGTCAAATAACACTGGTATCGTTACGGTCAGCGTAAGCGGGAATGTTATCACCGTGAATAATGTCAATCAGACAAGTGGTGACACCACTATTACGGTTAAAGTGGCCGCTGGTACAAACTATACTGCTCCGGCAAATAAGACGGTTACGGTCAATGCTGAGTTCGTTAGTGATGTTTTGAATGAGAACTCCTGGGCAGTTATCAAGGCTGTTTCTGATAGTGGGCAGGGCGATAATTATTGGGATGTTGGTGATACCAAGACCATTACTATCAATGGCAAAATTGGAACTACTAACTTCTCCAGCGTTTCCATTGATGCTTTTATTGCCGGATTTAATCACAACAGCTCTCGTGAGGGATCTAACCGCATTCACTTTATCATTGGTAAGAAGAGCGGAAAGATGGTTGGGTTGTTTGACAGTAAGTACGGCCCGGATGCCGGATGGCCGTCTGGTGGTTCTGGCAGTTTTGTTATGAACACCAGTAGCACAAACTCTGGTGGTTGGAATAACAGCTATATGCGTAAGACCATTCTTGGAAACAGCAATACCCCGTCCAACCCTCTTGCAAACAGCTTTATTGCTGCACTTCCCGCTGATTTGAGGGCGGTTATGAAGTCGGTGACAAAGTATACGGATAATACCGCAAATGGCGGCGGAAACCAAGCTTCTTATATTACTGCTACTACGGATTATCTATGGTTGCTTGCGGAGTTTGAGGTTCAGGGTGCTCGTACTTATGCCAACTCTTACGAGCAAAACTACCAGGCGCAATACCAGTATTTCAAGTCTGGTAACAGCAAAGTTGCTTACAAGTACAACGCTACGGGTACGGCGGTTTACTGGTGGCTCCGCTCCGCCAATTACAACTATTACTACTTTTTCT